CTAGGGCCTGTCCGACCGGGCAAAGAAAAGGCCCCGATGAGCGGGGCCAGGCATCCGGGGCGACGCCGGCGCCCCGGCGTGGTGCATGGCGTCGTCATGAGTCCCGGTGAGCACCTCGGTGCCCAGCGCCGCCCGGACCTTGGCCAGCTCTTCGGCGGCCATGATCTCGAGCGTCGTGCATGCGATGCCTCGACCCGGGAAGTCATCGCCGGCAACGGCTATGGCCTGCATCTCGATCATCAACGCCTTCGCCCGGTCGAGTCTCTCCTCGACAGTCATCGTGTCAGCGGCGCTCATGTTCAAAACCTCCGCCTCAGGTATTCGGTGATCAGCTGGCCGGCGATGACGAGCTCCACGCGCACTTCGCCTTGCTCGTCATCGCCGACGGCGCCGAGGTGCTCGTGCTCGATCCAGTCCAACACGGTGAAGATGCCGTGCAGGGCGTTGATGGCCTTCTGCAGATCGCCCACGTCTGGCTGATCGGAGGACGTACAAGGCCGGGCAACAGTCTCGGCGGCGCTCATGCTGCGCCTCCCGTCAGCAGCCCCAGTGCCAGAAAACTCGCGTGGCCCGTCCGGCCGATCACGAGATGCTCAAGCAGCCTGATGCCGAGCGTTTCGGCTGCCCGGTGTATCTCGCGCGTAAGCGCGATATCGTCTCGCGACGGGTTCGGATCTCCCGAGGGGTGGTTGTGCACCATGATCAACGCAGAGGCGCCGAGTTCGAGCGCGCGCTTGACGATCTCGCGCGGATAGACCGACACGTGGCAGACCGAGCCGCTTTGCTGCACCTCGTCAACGATCAGCATGTGCTTTTGATTGAGGAACAGGATTCGGAACTGTTCGATCTGCGCGTGCGCGACCGCGACATGGCAATAATCCAAAAGCGATGGCAAGTCGTTCATGACCGGCATGTCTTTGAACTTGCGCTCGGCCAACCGCCTGCCCGACTCCCGCACGGCGCGGAACAACGCCAGCGTGCGCTGGTCGATATCGAACCCGCGCAACTGCGCCGGCTCGGCGGCGAAGAGGTCGCTCAGGGTGCCGAAGCGCTCAATCAGCCGGTCTGCCAAAGCTTCGACGTTCTTCCGGCCTGCCGTATAGGACAGCAGGAGCTCAACCAGTTCGCCGTCTAGGAGCGGCTCGACGCCCGTTCTCGACGCCCGCTCTCACATGCGGGTGCGTCGGAGGGCGGTCTTTTGGGCGCGACTATGAAAGACGATCGGCGGGGGAAAGCCCGATGCGACGGGTGCCGTGCTGGCGCTCATTGTGCGCCCCTCCATGCAGCGACGGCCGCCACGAGCGCGGTACCGACCTTCTCGGCGTCGGCCGGCAGCAGCCAGAGGGACGCCTGCAGTTGGACGGCGCGGAATTCGCCGTGCGTCATATGCAGGCCGATGAGGCCCCGCCGATGGTCGACTTCGGGAATCCATGTGAAGTCGCCGATGCTGCCGCCGCGCGGCGGGCATGGTGGTGGTGTAGAACGCTCGATAGCCATGGTCCGGTGTCTCCAAAGGGTTCCGGGTTGCGGTCAGGACCTTGGGGAGGGTGCAACCTTCCCTTGGTCCGCTTTTATGTGTAGTGTTAAAGGATGGCGAAGTCAACGATTAGCGCTACACAGAAAAAGAAACGCGGCAGACCGCCGAAACCCGAGGGCCGTCGGCTATCGATCCCGATTGCCTTCCCGCCCGACATGGTCGCGGCACTCGACGCTTACGCGGCAAAGGCGGAGATCACACGCAGCGAGTCGGTGCGGAGGCTGGTCGAGCTGGGGCTGAAGAAAAAGACGAGCACATAGGAGCCAATGCGATGCGGCAACCTGCGCTTCTCCAAAGCTGGATGCATCGGTCACATGAGAAGATCCGGGCGACCAAGAACATTTTGTCACCGCTGCAATGGATACTTGGCATCTCGATAGGTCCGTGCGCGAGCTTGATCATCTGGGGGCCGGCCGAATATCGAATAGTGTTCGCTCTGACGATCCTTGGACTACTTGCCTACATCTGTATCATTTACGGAGCGTTTGCTATTTTTGCTCCGGATCGACTTCAATCCGAGGAACACCGGGAGAATATGACCGTCCTTAGTCAGCCATATCAGACGACCGCGGCATAGTCATAGACGCTTCGTCAGCGAACGTGGCATCCCCGCAAATGGCAACCGCGACGATAGCAGCTTCGATTTCCTCCGGGTCGGATGCGGAAAGAATGCGGCGGCAGGCCCTCGGTCGAGTTTGCGCTTTCCGATCGAGGGCCGTCTGTAACTGGCCTTATGGCCCCGCCGCAACGACCAGCGGTGAGCCTGAGTTGCGTCGGGATTTTCTTGCCACCTCCGCCGGGTTCGGACGTTGGAAAGCCACTGAGTTTTTCGGGCATCGACGAAACAACAGTGGAGCCAGTCATGAACCGCCCTCTGATCGCCGTCCTCGCGGCCGTTGCCGCTACTGTCGCGGTACCGACCGTTGTCACGCCTGCTCTGGCGCAGGTCGAAGTCCAGATCGGTACACCCCAGCCCCAGCGCAATGGCGCTTGGGGCGACCGCGACCGTGACGGTATTCCCAACGCCGTCGACCAGCACAACAACAACCGGCAGCAGGCGCAGGGTTACCGTGACCGCGACCGCGATGGCGTGCCGAACCGCTACGACACGGACCGGGACGGTGACGGCGTGCCGAACCAGTGGGACAGGAAGCCGGGCAACCCTTATCGACGGTAAGTCCCGATACTCCAAGGAAATCTCCCCGCGCGGTCTGAGCCGCGCGTGGGCGTCGTTGCAGTTGAACCACAAATCACCTAAGCAGGAGAACCGGTTAACGCTCACTGAGGCGGAGCATCCGGAGTCGCTGGCGTGCGCTAGGTCCGTTTTTCTGCCTGCCAGACGCTGTCCGCCGTTCTCGCCCTCCGCGGTATGCCGCCCACCAGGCGCGTCCCTACGCCGTGGCGCCGGCTGGGCTATTGGCCCGGCTCTCCGACCTCTTCGGGATAGACATGCACCCGCCTGGCGCCGTCCCACACTTCGAAGCCGTCAAAGGGCCGGTCGGGCCGATCGCTGAAGATCCTCTTGCCTTGTTCGATTAGCGCTTCATCTGGCCCGGCAGTCAGGATGACGACGGCCTTGATGTGGCCTTTCCGCATGAGGTAGCAGCGCATGGCGTCCGTCCCGAGTTAAGCGAGCACGGGACACTTGAGCTATGCCGCAGTCTCTCAGCCGCCCACGCTGGGCTGGCGAAGCCCGCATCAGACCCGCATAGGGCGGGGCTGGCAAGCACTATGCGTCTCCTGGGGTCTCTCCTGGGGTCTCCGCCTCGCTCAGCCTACGCTGCTTCGCCTTGCCCGCGCCCCTCGCGACGATGTCCCATCGCGCCCAGGACATTCGTCCCCGCGAGCGATCATCTATTACGTTGCTCACACCGACCTCGCTGGCCGGCGAGATTGTGGTCGTGCTTTGGTTCTCGTGATACTCGCTGGGCTGGAGCCGGACGTGCCGGGCCGCGCCGCCAGCCGGGAGACTCTCGCAATGGACAGCCGCGAAACCTACCTCATGCCCCATGTCGCGGTGGCCGCCTTCCCCGAGTTGCTTGACCTGATGGTCGTCGAGAAGGACTTCCCTCGTACGTACGCCGAGTGGGTCGCTCTATGGGAAAGTCGGCGCTTCGAAGAGGAGCGCGTCCATGGCTACAGGGTTGTATTCGTCGATGTCGTTCCTGCCACGTTCGCTATCTTTTGTCGGAACATGAACTTTCCCACGAGCTGGGGCGCGCTTGGGCAGTTTCTGGCGGCGGAGGCGGGACGGTGATGATGAGGTGAAGCTGGAACACCACTTGCAACGATACTCTTGATGCAGGTGGGCGCGATCTATCACGCTCAGAAAGCAACATTGCATGGTGACTTGTAGGCGGCGGGCGAAGGACACGGTCGCCAAGGCCCGAAACCGCCCCGTACAGCGCGCCCGCCGGAGCCGGCCCCGGAAGTGCGGCGAGATCAGCCGTTAGCCACCGTGGCGGCCAGCCCTGCCGCAGTGCCAGGCCTCCCGCACGATCGGGACACCGTCGCCCTTTCGGTTCACTATCCGCGCAGCCTCTGGCTAACCTCACTCGCTGGCCAGAGGTCAGGCCCTCGGTCGGGACCCCGTCTGTCGGCCGGGGGCCGCCTCGCATTACGCGGCTAGCAAGGCCGGAATTTGCCCGTACAGCGCGTCACCCGAGGTGACCGAGTTGTTGCCGGCCGTCTGGCGCGATCCTACGCCCAGGCCGGGCGCTGGCCGCCGTTGCGTGTCTTGCACTTCGGAGCCGTCGGCGCGTCCAACCGGTTGCCGGCGTCAGTAAGGCAAACGCTATGGCTCCTAGGCACCTCGCTGACGCTGCAGCGTTGGACCGGCATGTCTCAACCCTTACGCGCGCTCGTCATCGGCCTCGCGATGTTGCTCTGTGCGATATTGATCGTCAGCGTGTTGCCGGTGAATTCGAACGAAGAGCCCAACAGCAAATCGGCAACTAACCTGCTGCGAGGCGCCACGCATCTGCGATTTCACAAAGAAAAAGAGCCCGCCGGCGACGGGACGACGGGCTCCCTTGCTTCGCCAAAGACTGGCCGGCGGACGAAGCAAGCTTGGCCGGCCTGTGATCTAACGGTGAGAAAGTCGACACGTTGCAGGAGCTTGAGATGTACCCGCGGTCCCCGAAGGGACAGCGGGTGTGGTAGGATCGTCCCCATGAGTGACAGCACGTCCCTGGATGCGCTCACGATCTGGGTCGCCGCTCGGGCACAGCCGAAGCGCTGATGGAATAGGCCCCAGTGCCGGGGCGGAAGAGCGGCGGGCGGTCAACTCACCGGAGGAAGATCACCTGTATGAGCCTGGCCCCGTCACCTTCGCCGTAGTTATCGAACAACGCCCTCAAGTGGTGCAAGCCCGCGGGGAAGGTGAGCAGCCGATTGAACTTGGGCGGCACCAGGCGGGTCATCTTCCACTCGTCCCCATCCCGCTCCCAAAACGCAGTGCCATCGCCATCGGCCGGTTCCGGGTTCAGGTAGTAGATCGCGGTAAATCTCCCCATCATGTCGTCGGAGTGCACGTAGTTGGGCTCGACCTGACCCTTCGGCGATCGTCGAAAGAACGAGAGCACTGACGAGGCGTTAGTCTGGATTTCGGCCACCCTATCGACGTCGTCTCGATGTGAAGGGGCGATCCCTCGAAACGTGTCGGGACCGAGCGTCAGATCTCGGAACGGCAGTCGCCTAGCCTCCGAACGGTACGCCATCGGATCCGGCAGCACATCGTCCAGAATTTTGATTGTCATCGCGGGTCCCCGCCGATCGGCCAGCTCGCGAGCCAGAGCTTGGATAGATCGTCACCAGGCCGGCGTTCGATGGCGTCACAGCAGTGTCGCCGACGCGCACGGCGAGATGCTTCTCCGCAGACATGAAGAACATGATGAGGTCACCGGGCCTCGACTGCGACGGCTCGCCAGGACGATAGCCGAGAGCAGCGCTGGCCAGTTCTTCAACGTCCGCCAGGTCGTTCTTGATGAGGAACTTCGCCGCGCTCAGCCATCCTTTGGGCAATTCAATGCCGGGCAGCAGCGACACGCCGGTGACGGCGAGGACGGCTTCGCGGGCGAAGGTTGCGCAGTCCTGAGTTCCATACTCGTAGGGAGTGGTGCCACGAGTATTCACCAGATCGATCAGGCGCGGCTTCCAGACGGAAAGGCGCTGCTGCAGGCCAGGCGGCGGCGGGCCGAACGGCATCTTCAACTCAGGCACGCGAACCTGCCCAACCGCCGCTCGTCACGACGCGATAAACTGCCAATTCAAGGGTGGCCGCCAGGGCCAGAAGGGCAGCGGTCACGAGCAAGAAAATGAAGAGCCGAAACAACCGATGCGACATCGGCGAATCGGCCGTGAGACCGCGCGTCACGAGCGCCTCAAGCCTTTCCCTCCACACACCGGGCCGGGAAAACAGGTCAACAGGCGGATCACCGTTGAGTCGTGGAAATCTTGCCAGCGCTCGGTCATGGATTTCTCGCGCTTCATGCTCGAGGTCCGATGGCGATCAGCGGAAGTCGGCCGCGGTGTACCGCTGGACGCGCCCCGTGCTGCCGGTGATGACCGTCGCGCGTCCTGCTTCGTGCGCGCGCTGCCATGCGGTGAGAGCGCCCAGCGATCCGAACTCGGCGCGGAGCTTGTCGTCGGCATCGAAGGCCGCCTTGCAGCGATCATCGAGGGGCTTCGTGGTGTCGGCCAGGATGCCGGCAGCAGCGCCCGCCTCGGTGGGCTGCACAATCCCAGGGGCACCGGTGGCCGGCGGGATCGTGGACGCCCTGCCCGCATCGAGGCCGGCCTTGCGGCCTTCCTCTCGGGCGGTGGCGATCGCCGCTTCGTAGTCGGCCTTCGTGATCGTCGCGGCAGCTTCGTCGGCCGTGCGTTCCCAGTCCTCGCGGCCGTCGTAGGTGTTCGTCAGGTAGCCCATGTCCAACTCCTCAAATGAAATGCGCGGGGCAACGACCGCACAACCGCTACCCCGCGCGGGCGGCCGGCGACGCGATGGATTTCACGCCGCCGACCTGTGACCGCGCTGCCGCTGTTGCAAGGCGGAGCAAAGGTGTCAGGGTGGCGCGTTTGCTCCACTGCTCCACTTGCTCCACCTCCCCTATAGGGGGAGGGAGCAAGGTGGAGCGGAGCAGACACCCCAAGGTGGAGCAGATTGAGGTGGAGCAATTTCACGCCCATTCTCCCACCTCAACGAAGCGGCGCGGCTCCCGCTTGTCGTCTTCCTTCTCGATCTCGATTAGGGCGCCGCTCTTCAGCCAGGTCTTCAGCAAGGTCTTTGCCTTGGCCTTGTCCGCCGGCTCGTCGAGGTCGAGGTTGAGGGCGTCAGCGATCGGCCTGCCTACCCAGGCCGCCGCTTGCACGTCGGCGCGCCAAGCTCCGGCCGCCACCTTGTTCTGGACCTGCCGCAGGTGATCCGCGGTCATGCCAGCAAACGCATCCGGCCACGACCACGAAGCGACGACGCCCGACAGTGTCTTCCGGGTAGCCCTCGACGCCGTTGTCGAGCCCTACGCTAACAAGCTGGCGCCAACTCGCCTGGTCGCCGGGCGGGGCCATGCTTGCCTTGCCGTTGTCGACGCGGAAATAGAGGCGCCGCGCAGTCGGCTCGATGCCGGCCTTGGCCGCCTCGTCCTGCGTCATGGGGTTGATGACGCGGGCACTGCGGGCAGCTGCGATCAGCGCGCCGGCTCCGCGAGCATCGTCCACGGTGTCCTCGCCTCCGTTACCTTTTCGAACGTGATGCACGACTTGACGGCGCAGTTGGCGGCATCGGCGATTCCGGCCAGATCCTTCGCGACCGTGTCGATCGCGCCGTTGTCGTTTTCGCTGACGGCGTGAGTCGATACGAAGGGGTCGAGGATTAGAACATCGATGCCGCGTTGAACGATGTTTCTGGTGGCGGATTCCACCAGCGGCTTGTTGACGACGATGCCCGTACGCCTGTCCTCGCGGGCGATGCAGAACGGCTGGCTTCGGCCACTGTCGAGATAAAGCCTGTCGCCGATGTCGTCAGCGTTGAGACCATACTGGCGAGCGATCGCCTGGACCCGCCGTTGTAGTTCCTCGACGGGATCCTCGAGATTCCAATACCAGACCCGCCGGTGCACGATTGCTTTGCCAGTTAGCAGGTCGCGGCCGCTCGCCATGCTTATCGCGTCGAGCAGCACGATGGATGACTTGCCGGTCCCGCTCGCGGCGGCAGTCGCGCTCAGGTATTTCCGAATGTAGTGCTTGGCGTGCAGCCATTGGCGGGGTGGGATCGCCGTCGGGTCGATCCATTGATAGGCTGAAGCGACAATCGAGCTCGGGCTTGCGCTATCGCCAGCGCTGATGGAATCAAGCGCCTCCCGGAGTGCATCGAACTGGCTCGTGTCTGGCCAGGGTGTCCAGGCTGTCGCCATCGCCGCGCCCGCGACCTCGATCAGCTTCGGCGCTGGTGGAGGTCCGCCACGTCGCGGCCGTGCTGCTCAGGGTCGACCGCGCCCGCGGACGCTGTTACGAGGCCCGCCACATATGCCATGCCGCCTTTGGCGAGCAGTTCGGGATCCTGCTCGATGTGCGTTTTCAGCGTGATCGGCGTCGCGGCTCGCCCACCGTCTATCGTTCGCGCCACGGCTTCGAACAACCGCCGGTGGATTGGGTCGGCGAAGTGTTCGGCTTTCAGGAATCCGGCGACTCGGTGATAGGCGCCGTTGCCGGCCAGGATCGATCCGAGCAGAGACTGCTCGGCCTCGATGTTGTGCGGACCCTCGAGCATGACGCTGGGGCCCGACGTCAGATGAAGCCTTCAGCGCGCGCCGCGTCGATCGCCTTGGCGATGGCGGCTTGCAGCTCGGGAAGCTTCTCGACCCGGAACGCAATGCCGGATTTGCCCGGCCGCATCTCGTCACTGCCGTCGACCTTGTAGAACACCCTGATGCTGACGAGCTTGTGGCCCTTGAATTCGGTCAACTGAAACCGCAGCACCTCGCGTGTGTTCTTCGGGACGTCGCAGATCCAACGATCGTGCGTGGCACCTTGCGGCGCCGAGGCGCCTTCTGTATTTGGCATTGGATCAACCTTTGATTTCTCGGCCGGTCCGCGGGTGGCTCTGCGGCCGGCCGTATTTCGTTGGGGGAAACGAAAGCGACTAGGCGGCGGCCTGCTGCTCAGCCAGCGAGGCAAGGAACTCACGCGGCGGCGTCGTGATGATCCGCATGCCGCCCAGCTTCACGCTGGCGATCTTCTTTTCCTTGATCAGCTCGTAAGCGAAGCTCTTCCCGCAATCGACCTCGGCGCACCACTTGGGAACGCGCCATCCGGCTTGGTTCCGATTGACCTGTACGTCACGCATCGTTTGCTCCCGCAGTTGCTCGCAACGAACCGCAATCGTTCGTTGCAGACCGCAGAAGAAATGAATAAAAAATCGGCACGAAGCGGAAATGCACGAAGTGCGTCCGATGCCGATGGCAAGGCCCTTATTTTGACATTGCGATATTCAGCACATTTAATTCGACACCGTGCCGACTATTTCTGTCCCGAATTTCGAGAGCCCTTCCGTCTTCCGCGCTTGGCCTTGAGGGCATTCGCAACTCGATGAATATCCGTCGAGCGACGCGCTCCTGAAGCGACGGAAACTCATCCCGAAGAGCGCGGACCATGACCGGGCCGGTCCGACGCTCCTTCGTTTTCATGCGCCGAGCCATTTCCGCGGGCAACCATGCCTCTGCTGCCGCTTTGACGGTCATGCTAGCGGAGTCCAGCCGCCCGGCCTCGGCCGAGCTAGCCAACCATCGATTCCATTCAGCGCGGCGCAGACACAGCGGGGCGCCTTCGAAGCGCCTCTTGTCCTCACCAGACAGCGACAGGCCCGTCGATCTGGCCATGAAAATCGCGACGTCGGCATCGTTCGATGCGTAGCAGTGCGCCGGCACTTCGAACTCTTGAAATGCGTCACCGACCATGAACACGGCGACGAGCTCACGAGCGACAAGCGCGGCCCGATCTCCGGCACCACTGCGGCGGCCTTGTCGGCGTCGGATCCCTGCAGTTCAGGGTGGATCGCGGAAAATTCGTCTTGGGCGTCGACCGTCGTCAGCCAGGCCGTGGGGAGAACGGTGATCATGCGCCGCGCCCCGCCTCAATCGCCACGACCTCGGCGGCGCACCCTTCGATGAAGTTCGCCCACGCCGTCATCATCTCGCGGCGCTTCTCGAACATCGTGCCGCGCTGGTAGGCGGCGACGGTCTTATCGCCGATGGTGTGCGCCAGCGCCGCCTCGGCGATCTCGTGCGCGAAGCCGGTCTTATCGGCCACCCACGTCCGAAAGGTCGCCCGGAACCCGTGCGGCGTGACGTCGACCTTCATCCGTCGCAACGTCATCTTCATCACCATGCGCGACAGCGGAGCGCCTTCGTGCTGGCCGGGAAACACGAAGTCGTCGATGCGCACAGCAGCAAGCTTGCGCAGGAGCGCGACCGCCGGGTCAGACAGCGGCGGCGCCGGCCTTCATTCGATCGGGCGGCACCGTCCAGACGCGCACATCATTATCGATCTCCGGCCAGCGCGCGCCCAAGACCTCGCCGGTTCGACATGCGGTGAGGATGGTGAACTCGAGCGCTCGCGCGCCCATGCCATCCTGCATTTGCAATTTGGGCCAGAACGCGGGCAGCTCGGCATAGGGCAGGCTCTTGTGATGAACGACGCGCCGCACCTTTCCCGCTGCCGGCAGGATCTTCGACAGAACGCCTTTCCAGCGAGCCGGATTGTCGCCCTCGCGCGCGCCGCGCGCGGCGGCATAGTCGAGGATGGCCTCGATGCGGCCGCGCACCCTGCTTGCCGTCTCGGTCTTGGTCGACCAGATCGGCGACAGCACCTAGAGCACGAGACCGGTGTCGACGCTGCCGACCGCAAGGCTGCCGATCTCTGGATAGACATACGTATCGAGGGTGACGCTCCATTGGCTGGCGTGCTTCGCGTTGCGCCATCCGCTCCGCATCGATTCGATATAGGCCTCGGCGGCCTGCTGGAACGTCATCGCCTTCGCTGCGGCGAGTACCGACTCGGCGCGCCACGCCGTCCGGTGTTCGATCGGATCGACCCCGTCCCGCACCAGCGTCTTTGCCTGAGCCGCGAACTGGCGAGCCGCAGCCAGGGAAACCGCGCTCGACGTGCCGGCGGCCGGGCCCAGGCCCATGTCGCGGCGCCGGCCGTTGAGCTGGAAGCGGAATGTCCAGCTCTTGCTTCCGGCCGCCGTGACCTGCAGGTAGAGCCCGTCGCCGTCGGCATGAAGGCCGGGCCGCTTCTCGGTTTGAACCTGTCTGGAATTCAGCGCAGACGCCACCCGCTTGGACATTCGACCCTCTTCGCGTGATGGGTCGGTGGCGAGCCACTCGGCCAGTCTGGTGGTCTTGGCTCGCCGCACCCACCACTTCACCCATCATCAGGCGCTGGATTGTGGCGGTCAAGGGTGGATGGTGGCGGATGGCTTAGGCGGTTTTTGGGCCGTTTATCTGCGTTCTGTGGACGATCATGGAACGCTGCGGACAGTAAACTGGCGGAGCGGGTGAGATTCGAACTCTTGGTACGCCTGTAGGCAGAACGGCTCTTTTTGATCATTCCAAACAAACATTATCGCACCTCTCCAAGGGACTCCGCGCCTCCCCCGCTCGGCCCGTGGGCGCAGTTCTGAAGAGCGACGAATGGCCTTACAGCCTCCCCCTATCACGCTGGAAAGCATCGCACTCGTGAGCGATGAGACAGTGATCTGGGCGCGCTCGTTCTGCAAGACGTCCCGGACGAAGGTCGACATGGCACATGCTTGAGGCTCGTTGCCAAGAAGAGGAATGGAGCGGATTTGGATCCGTATACCAACGTCGAGGTAGCGGCAGGGGTCACCCCGCTAGCGAACAGCGGAACGATCACTTCGTCCGAAAATTTGTGACGACCCGGCTACATGGCAAGGTCATCTGAAACTGTCGCCAACGAGTGCATCAGTGTTGGCCGACAACTTGGAACAGGGCGCTCTGACGCTGGGTGAGTTCGACCGGGATGATGTCGAGAGCGATCATCCTGCCGGCCTTGCCGCCTTTGCGGGCTCATACGGCAGCGATCTCGCGGGGCCGGGTCGTATGCGAAGCGGCGACGGCGTCGAACGCGTTTTATGCCGCTGCAAATTCACGCTCCCGACGCTCCCCTTCGTCCGCAACAGTGCTTTCGGTCCGTCCGAATTGCACTCTACGGCACGTCGGAGCTTGCGGTCGTGTTTAAGAGCCTTTTGCTCGGCACTGTTGGCGGTGTAGATCGACGTATTCGAGGCAAAGGGCTACGTATCAATGGCGTCGAAACAAGCCGAACCGCCGCCTGCATGCCCAATGCCGCCTTCTCGGAAGCGCGCGTCAACACCAGGTTGCAACATGGAAACATCCACTCGCCCAGACGGTCTTGATCCAATCATGGCAGAAATCATCGAAGCACTTGCACGAACAATGGTTAACAATGACAACACCAAGCAGCGTCGGCTCGTCGAGTTCAAGGACGGTTGCCGCTATGGCAAATTCGGAAAAACCAAGGCTTATGAGCTTGTCGCCCAACAGCGGATCAAAGCTTTCAAAATGGGAGGCAAAACCATGATCGACCTCGACAGCGTGGACGAATATCACGCCTCGCTGCCCAGGGTCGAATCCAGAGCCAGCTAGGCTGCGAACCTACTTAGCAGGACGGAACGCTTCTCGTCGCGCAGGCTATCGAGCCGATCAGCCCAATGCTGCATTAAACGCACGCGCTCGGCCCAATAGGCCGCACGGTTATAGATGCCGCGAATCTTGTTCTTGTCGCCCTTTCCAAGCTGGCGTCGCACCACCTCGGCGCCACGCCGCCGCTTTTTTTCCGCCGTGTCATGGGCAAGTTGGGATTCCACTACATCGCCGTCAAACGCGCCTTCCTCGTTGAGCAAGGTCGACGCGGTCGAGCGGAAGCCGTGCGCGCAGTGGTCGCCACCGGGACCGGTCGCATAGCCCATGATCCGTAGGGCCTTGTTGAGCGTGTTGTCGGACATAGGCACAGCATCATCGTATGAGAATAAGTAGCGGCATTGCCCGGTCAAAGGTCGCAGCTTCGCAAGGATAGCAAGCGCCTGATCGGATAGAGGCACTTCGTGAGCATCGCGCATCTTCATCTTCTCGGCGGGGATCAGCCATACCCGGTTCGTCTCGTCGAATTCAGTCCACTCCGCTAGCCGCAGTTCGCCCGGCCGCACCATGGTCAAGGCGATCAGCTTCAGCGCATAGCGCACAAGCCCGCCGTTCTTGGCGTCGTAAACTTCAATCCGGCGCATCAGGTCGCCGACGTCGTCCGGGTCGGTCAGCGCCGGACGCGGATTGGACTTGGGTGCCTTGGTAAGCGCGTGCTTCAAATCGCGGGTGGGGTCGCTGCCGCAATACGACGCACCAATACCAAATTGGAAGACCCGCGAGGCCGTCGAGCGCAGCCGGCCGACGGTGTAATATCGGCCGCGGGCTTCGACGCGTCGCATTGCGGTCAGCAACTCGGGCGGCTCGATCTCGCACAATGGTCGATCGCCAAGCTCGCTGTCGAGCTGACCGAGATTCCACCGTTCCCGCTTGATCGTCGCTTTTGCCTTGTTTTCCTTTTCGAGCCTCTTGGTCACCCATTCCTCGCCGACTGCACGAAAGGTGTGCTTGTGCTTCTCGTCGTCCCTTCGCTTCGCCTCACGCACTGCGGCGGGGTCCTGCCCCTGATCAAGTAATTTCTCGGCATCGTGGCGCTTCTCGCGCGCGGCCCTCAGGCCCACGCCGGGGAAGGTGCCAAAGGACAGGTTCTTGCGTTTGCCGCCGAAACGATAGCGGTAGAGCCACAGCTTGGTCCCGTTGTGCCGCACCACGACGCTAAGGCCTTGGCCGTCGGCAATGGTGTATTCCTTGTCAATCGGCTTGGCATTGCGGATTTTCGTGTCGCTAAGTTCATCCATGAGAATGGTCCCTCGTAAACGGCGGACCGCCGGTGTACCCGGCCTTTCAGGTGTACCCACAGTGTACCCAGAATCGCCGGATGCCCAAGGACGGCCGCGAACCGTGCCGGCCAGCAATATGCGCTGAAATGCCTGATTTTACGAGGGTTCTGAGTAGCCGGCGAACGCGCGCGGACGACAAAGAACCAGGCCGGATGGAAAATGGTGCCCAGGGGCGGAGTCGAACCACCGACACTGCGATTTTCAGGTGGGTCCGCCCGCCAGCAATATCAATCACTTAGCCATTGGCCGATCGTCTAAAAGGCCTGTAGATATCGGCCGATTGTCTAAGCCGTTGGCCGGCGCGGCCGCTCGTCCATCCCGGCGCATTCGGGCCGAAGAGCTGCGCGCGCCCTCATTCGTCTACCGGAGCACGAAGCTGATGGGAGCCAGGCACCAAACCGGCTCGGCGACGGTCTCCCACTGCGCGCCGCGAGCGGCCTGGAGCGCAGCGTTATCGAGATCAACCCATCCAGAGGACCGCTGAATGCGAACCTCACGGGCTTTCCCGTCGACTCCGACCAGTACGCGCACCACAACGAGACCCTCCACGTGCTGCTGCCGCATGGTCTCGGGGTAGACGGGCTTAGGCCCTCGCACGTAGCGGGGAGGCCCGACGAAGGTATCGTCGTTCACCGCTTGCGCCATCGGACTGAGCGTAAGCGCCACCAGAAGCACGTTTAGTCGAAGGCGGTGTTTTTTCACGGCTCTCAGGCTGCCTCCTACCGGTTGACCCGACTAGCGTAGGTAAACAGCGGCTGCTCGCCAAGGGCGAAAGCTTGCGCGTGCACTCCACGGAAGGTGGTGGCATAGTCGGAAGAACAACAACCGGAGGAAGCGGTGGCAAGATGGATCTAATCTGCCGGCCGGGACCGTGATCCACGGAGCATTACGCCGCCAAGGCCCCAAACCCGCCCCGTACAGCGCCTCGGCCCGCAGCCGCCCCGATGTGCCGCCGACCAGGCGCTCGCCACGTGCCGCCCAGCCCTGCCGCGCGGTCAGCCCTTCCGCCGCGACCTCTTCGGCTTCCACGCCAGCAGGTCCATTGTCTCGTCGCACCGCTCCCGGTTCCGGCGGTTGGCGGCGTAGATCTCCGGTATTAGGTAGCAACCACACCTGCCGAGGTTTGGCGCCTAATGCCTCCGAACGGAGGCAGTCGTGAAACCGGCTATTATTATTCTTTTAGGTAGCAGTGTTTTGGGCGCCCACTGGCATGATCGGGATTGCTTCTCCCATCCGCCCCTCGGGGTCCGACGCCATCCCGCCTTGGTGTTCGGCCAACATGCAGACTTCGGTCAGGCGCCGATCTGGCCGATAGATGTCTCTGTATCTCATAAGGAGATACACGAAGACGACGAATTTTCCACTGCGGAAGTCAGCGGTTTCCTGGTCGTTCAGACACAAATTGGGAGAGAAGAACCGTATACCGTGGCCGACCGTCCCTGTTTTGGCAATCTCTGCCGTAGGTATCGGCGGCACATCGAAGACGGGCGCGGGGCTGCCCTTGGGAAGAATGCGATAGGAGAGATGTGCATTCACATCCAGGGCCGGCGTTTGGCCAACGTTCATCCACTCGAACCTAAACGCGAGACCATCTCTGACTGGAAGGTCGCCGATCGAACCGTTGAAGGGTCCCGTGTGGCACCGGGCGTGGAAAAGCCAGGCGCGGTTGACTTGCAGAGCTGCTTCGGCGGCATCGGCGGCCTTAATGGCAGCAGCGGTGGATTTCTCAGCAATGCGCGCCGCGTCAGCGGCGGCCCAAGCGGCCCAAGCGGTGGCGAACAGGGTGAGGAAAAGAAATGCGGCCCCTACGACGGAAGCGCGTGTCTGGAGATCCGAGTACCAGAGGGCATACTGAGTCGCATTGGCGGAGCGCATGGCTTGGTCGAGATCGCGGTAGCCCTTGCGCTGGGCTACGGCTTTGTCCTCGCAATCGTCTATCTTGTAAGGGGTCGCCCCCGATAGTTCGCGCTTCGCGAGTATAGACGCGCACTCGGGGTCCAGCCCCGCAAAGTATGCGTCAAACGCCTCTAGTGATTGGAGGGCGGGCTTGGGCGGCATGGTGAGCCAAAGACCAACCCCGACTACAGCCGCGAGCAAAATCGCGACGGCAAGCCCTATGGCTCGCTGAGCCGCAGTGTTGTGCAGCCAATTGCCGATAGACATTGGATCAAGAACGCCGCTGTGAATCCGCCACGGCTGATCTTGTTCGCAATGTTGCGCTCTGTCTCGGGGATTCCCATGTGCCAGCCCGCTTGTATTGCGATTCGATGTTGTTCCCTTCGGTACATTCGCTGTTGTCGTGGTGCACGTTGGGGGTGTTCTGCTTCACTGAATGAAACGCGGCTACTCTCGGCATGCGCCCTCCTTTTGGTTGTGGGCGCATCCACTCTACAGGCTCCGTCTGTGGAGAGTCTGCTACCATGAGTAGCGAAAAACAGTCAGCATTCTTGTCCTATTTGCGAACGACAACTAGAACCTTGACGTAATTCTCGCCCGGCCCGAGCATCAGTGTGTTGCGAAGCAAAGATGCGGGAGAGCGACAGCTACCATCAACCCTTGTGAAAGGACTGCCTTGATCTCCTTGGAGTTCAAGCATGGCCGGCTGGTGATTCGGTTCACCATCTGGTTCCTGCCCTTCATGTCGTAACAGGGGGCGGGGCTGTCGGAAGGCGGCCCCGCCTTCTTCTTGGGCTAGGTGTGGTTGCTACCTAATACCGTAGATCTCGGCCAGGGTCGGCGGTGGCGCAGTCTCGCGGGCATGGAAGGCGGCCAGGCTCTCGCCCATCAGCCGGCGCTCGTTGTCGAGGCGGCGTGCGGCGGCGTGGCTGGCATAGGCGGGGTTTGGCGCCATGCGACGTATATGCAGGCGGGGCGATCGGCTTGCAAGCATTCGGTGCCCGGGATCGCTGGCGGGCCTGCATCGGATGATGATCGCGGCCGCGGCGGTGATCAGGGCTGGCGCTCGGGCTTGGCGAGGTCCAGTTCGCCATGGCGAAACGGCTGTTTCCAGATTTCCGGAATTTCGGAATTTTCCAATGCGGCCGCCCGTTCCGCCGCGGTGCGTACAGCCGGCCGGTGGTCCATTTCGGTGCATACAGGGGTGACCAGCCCGACATCGTGAATCCCGATATCGGTATACCGATTTCGCCCCCGAGCTTATGTAACTCGTTCGTCGACGACGCCCGCAAAAGCCGACCCCGTCAGCGTTTTGTTATATCAGGCGATGACGGCCCGCCAGTCCGGCCGCCGCCAGTCGCTCCTGTCCCCGGTGACCAGCCTCGAGGCCATCACACCAGCCGTCGTTTGTGCCACCATCCGCCCATGGCCCGCGTCACGCGCTCCCCGCCGAAGCCGAAGCCGAAGTACCTGCACGAGGTCCGCGTCGGGCATGAGGCTGCCGAGCAGGCGTGGCTGTGGGAGCACGTCGAGCGCATCGCCGGGCCGCGGGGCTTCAGGAAGCGCACGCCCTTCTGGGCCTACACGATCGTCGCCTTTGCGGCGAAGGAGCAGGCGGACGAGCTCGCCCTCATCGTGCGCCGGTACCGGGAGGCGGAAGAACGGCGGGTCGCCCGGCAATGGCCGTGCCCTGTTCGCGCCAGGTACGAGGAGGCAGCGGCATCCCAGCACGCCATCATCTGGGGTCTGTCGACGGGCATCATCCGCGACGTCGTGCGGACTTACCGGCAGGAGCGCCGCGACTGCAGCACGCATGGCCACCCGAACTGGGTTGCTTCGGACGTCATTCTCGCCGCCGCACCGTCGATCGATCGTGACCGCGCCCGGAAGATGGTCGACGCCATGCTGGCCTGGGTGATTGCCCGGCATGCCACGTGGTTTTGGGCCGGCCTGCAGGGAGATCAGATCATCAATAAATATTGAAACTAGGGACTTGCAGCCGGACGGCTCTGGATATATATTCACATCCATCGGCAGGGCGTCGCCCGCCAAACTGGGAAGGACCCGAAGATGACCACCCTCTACACCATCGACGACCATGGCGAGATCACCAGCGGCCTGACCGCGGTCGAGGCCGCCACCATCCTGCTCAATGACGACAGCGCCGACTTTGAGATCAGGGCCGGCGAGGAGTGCACAGGCATCCTGAAGGGCGAGCGGCACTACGAGCTCTGGACCCGGAAGCAGGTAGCGAACAAGCCGTGGAGTAAGACGGTCATCTCCGTCATCGCCGACACCGAAGAAGCCGCCGAGACCGAGATCGCCGAGAAGGTGATCCGCTCGGGTCACTGGACGAAGGGCGAGCTGGATTGCCGCACGGACGAGCAGAACGCCGCGATGATGGCCGAGCTGGCTGCGGATCAGGTCGGCGAAGACGCATGGTATCTGATCGGAGGCAGTAACCTGCAAGCGATCTATGCCTACGGCACGGCCAACGAGGCCGATCGGTACTGCGATGCCCTCAATGATGGCCGCGAGATCAACCTCTGCGGGGCGCACCCGATGACGGCGGACGAGATCGCCGATCGACCGCACATCGAGGATGAGGGATTCAATCTCGACGACGAGCTGGCCGCCCGCGCCGGCCTGCGCTGAGGAGAACCGATCATGACCATCAAGCTCACGGCCTTCGTGGCCGACTACAGCGACCGGCCGGCCGGGACGCTGCCGGTGCAGGAGGTCGTCGCCGCTGTCTATGACAGGCACGTGGGCAGCGCCGGCCACGTGTATGGCGCCGACCTGGCGTTGATCGATGTCGACGCGCCGGCTGGCGGGGGCAGGTGGCCGCTCACTCTCAATGGTGTGCACGTCGGCGAGCTGCGCGACGATGCCGCCAACGGCCTGCTGATCCAGGCGAGCCCGGAGGAGCTGGCCCCCTATTATGACTGATGCCCGGAATATCATGCAGGAGGAGCGGGACAAGACACTCGCCGAAATCGAGCGTCTGCCCCTCTCTCTCCAGTCCAGAGAGGATGTCCTCCTGATCTGCGGAGCGATCCAGATTGCGATCAACGACACGATAGAGAGGCTTGACCGCGCGGTTGACCCGAGGGTCGCGCCGCACGCCCTGCGGATCATGGCCGCCGAGATCGAGCGGACCAGCGAGCGCTTCATCGCGGCGGGTTTGGCCACGCGCCTGCAATGACGCCCGCCGACGTCCGCGCCCTTCTCTCCGCCGGCCGCCTCTCCAACAGGGAGGCGGACGAGGCGCTCGGCCTGCGCGATGAGCGATTGGTCCGCAGGCTCAAGAGCGGCGACGAGACGCCATCGGAGGAGCAGGCCGGCCGCCTGATTGCGCTCGGCGCCGAGCATCTGGCACAGCAAATGATCAGGTCCATCAACCTGGCCGCTGGCGGGCGCGTCGAAATCGCCAAGCTCCGGATCAGCGAGCGAGCGATCGACGTGGAGTCCGCCCTCAGCCCCGCCGTCGCGCGCGCCGTCCGGCTGGCAATCCTTGAGCGGCTGACGGGCGCTGGATTGACCATCGAGAGATCCGGCGATGCCTGACGCTCATGCCCTCCTCTGCGAAGCCGGCGAGGCAATGTACGGCCCTCGCTGGGTGTCCGACCTGGCCCGCGCACTCGGCGAGCCAGTGCTCAATATCCAGCGCTACAAGGACCGCACCAGGTCCGTGCCGAAGACTTTGCTGCCACGCGTCGAATCGCTCATGGCACGGCAGGAGACCCGCATCGCGAAGACCAGAACGAAGATCGCCGTGGCGCTCGGGCTCTGACGTGGACGACGCCGACCGTGTCGCCCTCGTTGGCGGCCCCTATGCCGCGCCGCAGGTCAGCCGCGGCGATCGGTTGGACGATGCCGCCCTCGGCTCGGTCATAGTCGGTGGCTACACCAATGCGCCGATCCCGTGGCCACGCCGGATGAAGGCAGGCCGGCCGAGCTTGATCCTGTGCGGCGACCTGATCAGCGCCGTCGAGGTCGAGAGCGAGATCGCAATCGCCCATTGGTGGGGCGTCGGCGTTGTCACCGTGTGGGCCTGGCGCAAGGCTCTCGGCATCGGCCGGGTCACCGAAGGGACCGAGCGCCTCTATCGAGATCTCAAAGCCGAGAAGCTGCCGGACGACTTGGCCGCACGCGGTCGGGAGCGGGCGGCCAAGCCCGACGCCAAGGCCAAGATGGCCGCAACCAAGCGCGGACGGCCCGCACCACCACAAACGCGCGCGGCCCTGCTCGCCGCGGCGAAGGCGCCGAAGTCAGAAGCGTGGCGGCAGCAACTCGCCGAGCGCAATCGCGCGCGGGCCGAAGCAGAACGGATCGACCGGCGGTCGAGGAATCTCCCAGTGAGCACCGTCACGAAGGAGAGGGCCGTCGAATTGTACCGACTTGGCGCGACTTTTCAGGAGATTGCGCGCACCCTGGATTGCGGCATGACCTCCGTTGGGCGGTGGCTGAAGGAGTGCGGGGTTACGGCGCGCCCGGATGGCCGTCGCCCGACCGTGGAGGCGAAGGCCGGAAGTGCTGTCGCGACGATGTTCGCCGGAGGAATTCCGATTCCGGAGATCCGAAAGCTTGCGGATGAGCCTGTTGATCGAGATGCCCGTCGGCGGGCGATCGTCAAGGATCTCCAGGAGGGGCAGCCACACCAGCGCATCGCGGACCGGCACGGAGTGACCGCCGGCACCGTCCACATGATCGCCCATCAATCAGGTCTTCTGCGGCCCCGAATGAAAGCGGACGAGGAGCGCCGCGCTCATGCGCTCGTGCTCTACCGGCGCGGCGTGGCGACAATCGAGATCGGCGACGCCGTCGGGCGAAGCACGGTGGTGGTGCGCAAGTGGGCTAGAGAAGCCGGGTTGCCGCCGCGGCCCAGAGGGAAACTCCAGCGCCGCACCGAACGCTAATTCCGCGTCGGCGTCGGCAGCATCTGCGCCCGGAGCTGCGTTAGACGCTCGAGCATTTCGTCGACCGCGGTGGCGTCGAAATCGAGATGGATGCGGAGCGGCTCGGCCAGGCCGGCAACAGGCAGGTCGGGCAGCTGCAGGCGCACCGTCTCGCGGTCCAGTAGGGTGAACATCTCAGCCGGCCCCTGGTCGACCGACATGGCATCGTTCATCGCTTCGTCCCCTTCGCCAGATCCCGCCCCGCCTGGTTCAAGGTCACACTGTGCGGCAGCTCGGCGGCCCGTCGCTCGGCGTGGGTATGCTGCGACTGGTCGTGCGACACCAGCCCGGCCTTGGCGCAGTCGTCCGCCAGCGCGACCGCCTCATCGTACGGCAGCCCCGTCTTCCGGGCGACGGTATGGATCGAGGTCCACCACGGCATCTGGCGGCGGCCCTCGCTATCGGCGGCCACGGCCTGACAGAACCGCCGGGCACGATCGGCGGAGAGCTTGTGCTTCATTGGACCCCTCACGAACGGGGACATAATGCCGGGGGAGCCGACTGGTTGCCCGGCGCGTTGATCCGCCATGCCCGCGCTCGCCCATCCCCGCCCGATCGACACCCTCGACCCGACGCAGCCCGCCCTGGTGCACGACCAGCTCAACGACCGGGTATTCGAGTGGCGGCCGGAGTGGGCGGCGACTTGGCTGACGCGCCGGCCGCACGATGACGGGGTCGTCGAGTGGGACGGGCTCTTGATCGACGGGTGGGAGCCGGTGCGCTGAAACGAAAAATGACCCAGCCGGCCCACGAAAGGGGCCAGCCGGGTCAAGGTTCGGAGGAAAGCACCCTCGCGGGCACGGCCATCGCTGGCCGTATCGGGCGCCGGGCTGCCCCAGCGCCGATCTTCAGGAGCGGAACGACCCTTGAACGGGAGCGATCTTCGCCTCCAGGGCATCGAACTCTTCCGTGGTGACGGCGCCCGGTTGGGCCATGACGGCCTGCACCGCAGTGACGATGTTGCTGACCTCAATGCCGGCTTCGGCTGCCGGCGCCACGAGATCGAGCACCTCGTTCAGGAACGCACCGACGCCCTGATCCGACTTGCTGAGACCAGCCAGATTGAGACCGGCGGTGACCATCGGTCCGAGCACCGGGGCGAGCGCGCTGATTACGCCTAGAATTGAGAGCATGGATTTATCCTTCGATCGGTTGAGGGTTGGGCTTCAGGACTTGACCTTGTCCCTCCAGATATCGGTCTGCGCCTTGAACGACTCGACCGCCGCATTGGCCAAGGTGATGGCCGACGCAATCGCCGAGGGGTTGTTGCCGAGCGCGCGCACCGCCGTCACGCCGGCCAGCGTCGCCTGGTCGGTCGACAGTTCGGTGGTCTTCAGCACGGCCATCTGGTCGGTCGTGATGCAGATGGTCGCCTGCGTCGCCGCCGAGCAGATCGGCACGTTCTTCTTCACCTTGTCGGCGACGGTCAGGTAAACGAAGTACGACGCGCGGGCTGCATATGCCGCCTTGGACGCCGTGGTCATGTCGACCGTGGTCGACAGGATCGCCGCACTCGACGACGTCGAGGTCGACGGGGTCGAGCTGCATGCCGCGAGGGCAAGCGCGATCGCGGCCAGGATGGCCGTTGCAATGGACTTCATCTTTTCTCCTGGTTTGAGGGGTGGCCTAGTTCGGCCGGCGGATCACAAACTAGGCCACTGGCGGCCCGTGTGATTTCAGAGGCTTAGCGGCGAAGTGGAAGAGATCGGCGAGGATCGGCGGAAACTCTTCCACTCTCAGGCGCGTGCAGGCGGCTCGGGCTCTTCTGCCCCGCTGGTGTCGACACAGCGGCCGTTGCGGATGTACCCGTGCCAGCATCCGCCGCAGTTGACCGACGGCGAGAACGTCGGGCGATCACGGTTGCCGTCCCATTCCCATTGGGCGATGCCACCGTTCTGGCCCTGCGGATCGTGCTTCAGATCCGTGCGACCTTTGATGATGAGTCCCTCGCAGCGACGGCCCTTCTTGGGGCATGTGAAGCTGAATTCCTGCTCCTTGCCGGACTCGGCCGGCTCCCACTCGAGCGTATGGAACGTGACCTTGGCGTCGCTCATCGCTGGTCACGCCCAAGTCGGCGGCTTAGGCGGCGGTTTAGCGCCGCTCGTAGGCGCAGTGTCGTCCACCGGCGCCGCCGCGCTGGCCACGCTCGGGTTTGCGATCGTCGCCGCGGCCGCCACGGACATCGGGGCCTGGCTCGATACGCCGACCATGACGGCCGGCGCGAGACGGGCTTCGATTTTCTCCTGCAGGCTGGCCTTGCCGGCATCGGTCGTGACATCGACGCCCATGTTTTTCAGCGCATCGGGCACGTGGGCGATCGCGTAGTTCGCGGTGTCGGCGATGATCTTGCTCTGCACGGTCAGGCTGGTGATGTCGGCGGAGGCGACCTTCGACTGCGCCAACTGCAATCCGGCCTGCATGGCGGTCTCGATGGTCTTCTTGTCGACCTCGACGCCCCATTTCTTCTTGATGCCCGCCGCGATTACGCCCGCAAGGGCAAGGGCCACCACCGATAGCGCTGGCCAGATGACCAGCGTGAACAGCGGGCCGAAGTCGATGACGAAGGTCTGGGCATCCTCAGTCCCGGTCGCGGCGCGCGCCACCCCGGTCAGCAGCACGATCAGCGCCACGATCAACAACAGACCGACGATGCCGCTGGGGAAATAGCCGAGGTCGTAGCGCCGCGCGTATGGCCACTGCGGCAGGCCGCCGACCAGCGCAAGGATCAGGATGACGATGAGGATCGTGAACAGCATGGTTAGCTCCTTATTGGAATGGTCAGATGCCGAGGGCGCGCCGGGTCATGATTCCGGCCACGCCGTCGACCATGAGTCCCTGGTCGGCCTGGAACAGCCGGACGGCCGAATCAGTGCGCGGCCCAAAATCGCCGTCAGGTGTGATGCCGAGCGCCCGCTGCAGCGCCGCCACGTCCGGCCCCTTGTCGCCACGCCTCAGCGCGCGCGGGACCGGTGCGTGCGCACCGCTCGCCGCGCCCTGCCCGCCATAGGTCGCCACGGCCGCCTGCAGCTTCGCGGCATAGGCGCCGCCCTGCCCGCCGCCGTTGTAGCGGCGCTCGACGTCGAGCCAGGCGCCGGATGCCAGACTGGCGTGTAGCGCCGGGTCCGCCTCGATGAAGCGGACGAAGGCGTCCATCTGCCCGTCGTCGCCGTTGGCGCTCATGCTGTCGACGAAGGCCTGGACGCTCGGGTAGCCGAGGCGCTGCCATCCGAACCCCATAATCTGGAAGCCGCCGAAGCTGGTCGCTTCATTGGCACCGTCGCAGTCAAGGGCCCGGGCGCGCTCGAGCTGGTCCCATGCGCCGGCTTTCGTCGTCGCCGCCAATGCCGGATTCCATGACACGCACGACAGGTCCGGGTGATCGTCGTTGAACCGGTAGCCGGTCTGCTTCCCGAACCAGTGGGCCTCGAACCGGACCGGCACGACCAACTGGCCATTGAGAGTCCAGAACGTCTCGCCGGAACTCTCGACGGCCGCCATGGCCATGATATTGGCGACGGGCACATTCAGACGCGCGGCCGCACGCTGGTAATCAGCGGTGTCGAACATTTTGGCTCCAGTTGTGTTATGAAGGTCGGGCTGCGGCGGCGTGGATGGACACGCAAATGGAAAGCGATTCGGGTCAGCCGAAACCCGGGCTGGCGCGTCCATGGGGAATTCAGGCGCCCCAGCCGATATCAAGCTCGGCCCGCAGCGCTCACCCCAGCAGGATCACCAACCCCACCGCGATAGACACCACCGCGAAGACTGCGAGCACTCGATTGCCGAAGGCCGCCATGGTGATCGCGCGGACCGACACGAGACCGGCGACGAAGAAGGCGACCAGAGCCGCTACCAGGATCACGCCGACGCGCGGGTCATCCCAGGACACGATTCCAAGCTTCACGGCCACCACCACTGAAAAGATCACCGACAGCGCCGACCACGCGACGGCACGGTCGAGCATGACGCGCTTGGCGAGCGACGCCGAAGGCAGCGGAAATACGACGCGGAACCACGCTACGGACGCCGCCATGACGTAGAGCGCCGCCGGCATGGCAGCCGCCGCAGCAACGATCCTGTCCATCATCTGTCCCCGCCCCCATTGAGATCGTCGGCCATGCGAACGACCGACGAGTCGAAGCCGCACGCAAAGCCGTCGAGCGCGGCAATGATGCGCCGCCGTGCCCGCAGCGCACGCCGGAGATCGACCCGCGATTCCTTGGCTTCGCGCTTGGCGATATCGACGACCTCGTGGAGCTGCGACAGCTCGACCTCCTTGAGATGGATCTCGCGCGCGAGATCGTCCTCCATCTCCTTCGCGCGCACTCGATCGAGGAGCGCATCGCGATGCTTTTTGGCCAGACGAAAAAGCCTGCGGATCATGGTTGGCCTGCCAGTCCCTGGATCACCCTGGTGTTGGTATCGACGGAGGCGAAGGCTTGCCGCGTCACCTCGAGCTGCTTGATGTACGCGGACCGGAATTGCCGCAGCTCGGCGATCTGTTCGGCCGCCATCGCATCGACCTTGGCCAGCGCCGCCGCGCTCTTCGCCCGCTCCGACTCCAACTCGCGCTGGTGCCGGGCCTCCTGACGGGTGAACAGCACGCCGATGCCCGTGAGAATGGCAACAACAACCGGCCCCACGATGACGGTCAGGATCGTCGTCATCACATCGGCTGGCATCGATCGCCCTCATGACTCTAGCGCCGCAGCTCGATCGCCGCGTGCCCGATGCCGCGCAGACGGTCCAACCTGCCGACCTCATCGACTGCCTGCCGCAACGTCCCGACGAACAGGACATCGGTGCCGGGACCGCGGATGGACCAGAGGCGGGAGCCGTTGGCGCGGGCGCTCATTCGAAGCCGCCGATGCTCGGAGCAGCCGCTCGCAGGACCGCCGAGAAATCGCGGTCGGCTCCGATGTTGATGCCGGCGGCCTTGCATGGCGAGTTGCCGGAGATAGACAGGTCGGCCGGCGCCGAGGCGAATTGCGGGTCCACGAGCAGGTCCGTCGGCGCCGGCGTGACGCCACTGTAGTCCGTGACGTTTCCGTGCAGGCAATTGGCCGCCGTCGTCCAATTGGCGGCGCCGCCCGACGCAGCTTGCAGGCCGATGTTGAAGTTCGCGAAGATATTGTTCTTCGCCACGATCGTACGCCCGGTTGCCTGGCTGATGCCGATATAGCCTGCAGCCTGCGAGAAGGAGTATGCCGTGCAGCCATCGACCGTGATGGTGGGCGTGCCGGAACTCGCCGTCGCCGTGTGCCGGAAGGCCACAGGGATGTAACTGTCGAGGCCTGCCGGCACATAGGCCAGGGAGTTCTTCACGGTATAGGAACCCGCCGCCCATGTGCTGGAGTTGTTGTACCAGAAAGGGCTATTGCCGTAGGCCACACACCGGTCATGCACAGTGGTCGTGCCGGTCAGATGATCGAATCCGCTCTTGTCGTTCATCACGGCGGCGCAGTCGAAAAATAGCCCCGTCACGTCCTCATGAAACGAAAAGCCATCGCCGGGGCCGCCGCTTCCGGCCGTGAGGCCAGATCCATTCCAGGCCGCGACGCAGCGGACATGCGTCGAGGTGGTGCCGTCGCCGTTGCTGTCCTGCGCCCCGTCGATGCCATCGAGCGCGTTGAAGAACGCGCGCACGCCGTCGATCACGACATCATGTGACCCGTGATTCTGAAGCCCGGTGGCATCGGCGAATGCAATGTCGAAGTCGCGATAGTGCCAGCCGTTGGCGTTCAGATTGTAGATGCCGGCCACGATGAAGCCGCCCGGTGCTTGCGGGATCTCGATATCGCCGGCGCTCAAGGCGACACCCGCATTGACGTAGATGTGGCCGCCCGAGCTGCCCCACTTTCCAGGCGCTGGAGACGACGGCGTCGACGTGTCCTGCGTCAGCCGTACGACGTTGGTAATCTCGTAGCCGGTGACCTCGCCTGAGAACGCATAGGCGCCGCCAGGCACGTAGTGCACATGGTTGGTTGGGCCGCTGCCGTCCGTCCCAGCATGGGGCGCCGTCGCGGCTCCGCAGTCGTAGACCGTACCGGAAACGAGGCTCGGGGTTGGCGCCAACGAAAACCGCAGCTGTGCCGGCTTGGAGGTATCGCCCCACGACTTGCCGTCGAGCGTCGCGACCCTGCCGGAGGGCAGGCTGTTGTAGGGCAGGATGCGGGCGCTCAGGCGGAAGACGTCGCCACCCTTGAGTGCGATTGTCTCGCCGCCGTGCAGCTTCCGCGCCGCCGCCGCGACGGGAGAAAGCAGCGGCGTGGCCTTGTTCCATGGCGTTTCAGAACTGTCGTCGCCGCTTGCCGACACGTACAGCGTACGGCCGCGGCGCGAGGACAGGAAATTCGTGAGATCGGCCACCTCCCTGTCCGTCAGGGTGAGGTCGTAGAGGAGCGCCGCGGCCATATATCCATCGAACGGCGACGTGCTGCCCATGCCTTGCGCGCCGAGACGCGCGAAATCGAATCCGCCGGTGCCGATGCCCGTGGTCGCCGTCCCCTTGATGCCGTCGATGTACGGCGTCACCTGGCCGCCGTTGTCCGTCTTGTAGGACAGCACCATGATCTGCAGGTTGGCGTTGAACGCGACAGGCAGGGCGATCGTCGCCGAGACGGCCGCGCCGACCGGGCGGACCAGCAGGTCGCCGGCGCCGCTGATCGTGACGAAGGATGTATTGGACGCGCCGCGGCCGAAGATGCCGAGCGTATGGCCGACGGCGATCTTCGGCGCCATCACCACCACGGCAGTGGCCGCCGTCATGACGCCGGTGTCGGTGAAGTTGAAATACAATCCGCTGGTGCTGTCGAAGCTGACGATATCCACGTCGTTCGGCCCGAGCCCCGCGGCAAGCTGCGGCTGGTTGGCGCCCGTGGCCTGCGTCAGCGCGTCGGACATTCCCCACGCCGCATCGATGTTGGAAATAGCGCCGGCAGACGATGTGATCCCGGCGGTCAGGTCCCAGGCACGTACCAGGCCGCGCGTCACCGGTGACGTGAGGAGTTGCGGCAGTAGCGATAGCCGGCGGCTGAACAGGCTCATTCCAGGAACCCCTGAGCGATCGTGAAGGCGCGGAAGTGCGTGCCGTCGAGCGTCATGACCGTGATCATGTCGTGGGCGCCGTCGGTGGCGCTGAGCGTGGGCTCGCCGCCTACCGGGAATTGCCAGGTCGCGGGCCACGTCCAGGCGCGCTGCGTGCCGTCGCCGACCAGATCCAGGATGAAACTGCTCGCCAACCCGGCGGGCACATTCTGGAGGTTGACGGTGGTGACGTCGGCCGTGTTCGCCACGATGAACGAATCGGAGACTGAGAGGTCGAGATCGAGCACGCCCCCGACAATCGGCGGTGAGGTCACGACACCGATCGCCGCCACCGATCGATTGACCGCCGCCACGAAGGCGCGGACCTCGGTCTTGCCCGGCCGATGCGCCCCGCTCGACGGAACGCCATCGATTTCGTAGTCGCGCCATGCCGTATTTCCGAGATCCAGAATATCGGTCATCGCGTGCTCTCTCTTTGGTTTAGATCGGACCGATAGACTCCGGACCGACCAATGCGGATCCGACGCCGGCCGAATTGAAGGCCCGCACCCACACGCTGTAGGCGCCGAGGGTCAGCACCGGCCACGTCGCGTGATAGGAGGGTGTCGCCGAAGCGCCGGAGCGATCTGTGTATTCGACCGTCGCGGCATCGAAGCCGGCGACCGAGATGTAGAGCACGACGTTGTCGAGGTTGGCGCTTGCCGGGTTGGTCCAGCTCGCGAGCAGGCCGGAACCGGGCCCCTCCACGACACTCAGACCGGTCGGCGCATCGGGCGGCGTCGGATCGCTGCCGCCGGCATCGCCATCGACGCCCGTCGTGAGGTAGTCCGTCCAGGGCGACGGCGCGCCAACCGACCAGGCGCGCAGCCGCAGCTTGTAGACCACGCCAGCCTCGAGGCTCGGCGTCCGCACGGTGTCCTCGCCTGGATTGGACGCGACCGACTGCGGCGGCCGGCTGGCATCGGAAATCTGGTACTGCAGCTCGTGGGTGAAGGTGTCGTCGAAGTGCGTCCAGCTTGCGGCCACGTAGGAGAACGTCGCTCCAGAGGCCAGCGATTCGGACTTGAGCGCGATCGCGAAGCCGGTTGGCGCCGGAACGCCGGTCGCCTCGATCGGGCCTACCACGCCGCCGGGAATGCCCTCCTCCGTCGAGGCGTCGAAGGCGTACATGTCGGCCGGCACGATGATGCCGGAAAAGCTGATGCTGAAGTCGTCCGGCGCCAGGCTGAGCTGCGCGCCATCGATGATCTCGACGGTCGCCTCGTTCATGCCGCGCTGCGGGTAGTGCACCGTCACGAAGCGGGCACCGAGCACGTCGGCGACTTCCTCGAGATACTGCACCTTGATAGCCACCTTGGCAGCGTTGGCGCGGATGAACTTCAGCTTCTGGAGACGCTGGATATGGTTGTGCGACTCGACGAAATCGTTATCGACCGTCGCCGTCCGCTGCGTGGCGTCGTCGCCGGAATAGGGATCGCCATAGATGGCCGCGTCGCTCACCGTCCAGGCGTTGCGCGGATCAGTGAAGCGGCCGCGCGTCGCCAGCACGGTCGAGGCGTCCGACTGGTTGGTGTCGTAGCTGATCGAGGTGATGATCTTGTCGTCGAGCCGGATCGTCGGTGTTTCCATCCGGCCGGCGTGGACGCCGATCAGGCCGTCGCCGCGGCTGTAGATCACCATCTCGCCGGCTTCGTCGATCTTGGCGCCGATGCTGACGGCGTCCTGGCCGTCGCCCTTGTATTTCCAGGTGACGCCACCCGAGTAGCGCGGCTCCTCCTCGCCATCGCGGTTGACGACGGTTTCGTCGGCGACGTCCGCCGCGGTGCGCCAGTCCGGCAGGTACATGTCGGCGAGCTTGAGGCGCCCGCCGGCGGGATGCGTGAGGTGGAACAGGCGGATCAGCGCGAGGTTGCGCGAGAACTTCCACGTCGTCTGGTCGGCCGGATCCTGCGTATTGTCGCGCGGGTCGTACAGCCAGGCGCCGTCGATCAGGCAGGTGTGCACCGGCATGCCCTGCGTGTAGACACTCGAGAAGCTGTTCTGGTCGGTGCCGCGGCAGATCATGCGGACTTGGCTGAGGCCGTCGCCGCGGTGGTCGGTCGTCCAGATCGCCGGCAAGGCGGCGACCAGGTCATCCCATGCCGTTTCCGCCGCGAGCCCGAGCCGTGTCTTGATCGTGATCGCGTTGCCGAAGTGCGCCGGCGCCGACACGACGTCGTCACCGTACATGCCGCCGATCGTCACGATCTCATCGTTCAGCCAGTGCGTGACGTAGCCCTCGATGCGGTGCGCGGCATGGACGATGACGTGATAGGCCGCGCCGCTCTTCTCCTCCTCCGTCGCGTAGTCGCCGCCGGTGCGGACCCGGCCACAGATCACGCGCAGCGGCGGGACAGGCTGCTTCTCATTGACGGTGCCGTTCGGCGCCTGCGGCTGGTTCTGTTGTTGCGCCTTCGGGTTCTGCCGCGGGAAGAGAAGCATCTGCGCGACGGTCAGCGCCGCCGAGATGGCGAGGCTGATGCCTATGCTGATCAGCACCCCCACCATGTCAGCCGACCTTCCAGCAACGACGCCACTCTGATGGCTCGACCAGGTGCGTACCGCGCAGCGTCGGCGCGATGGCCATGTCGCCGATGCGAACGGCGAGATGCAGATCACCTGCGGCCTCGTAAGAAACGATATCGCCGGGTCGCGAAGTTTCAGGGCCAACCGGCGACCCGAGCAGCTCGGTCGCCATGTCTTCCATCGTCTCCCATCCGCGGGAGATCATCACGCGTGCCGCCGCGATCCAGCCGCTATAGGGCGTCATCTCGGGGAACAGGAGCGTTCCCGTCGTCGCCTCCACGGCCATGCGGACAAACAGCCAGCAATCGTTTTCGCCGTAGGCGTAGGGCGTCGCCCGGCGCTCATTGGCAAGCGCAGCCAGGCGCGGCTGCCAGTCGGGCAGGCGGACGAGTTGCGGCATTGGGCCCTCTCGATTTTCGGTATCAGCGCAGGAAGATCACCTGCACGAGCCGGGCCCCATCGCCCTCGCCGTAATTGTCGAACAGTGCCCGCGAGTGGTGCAGCTCCGCGCTGAAGAGCAGAAGCCGGTTGAACTTGGCCGGCACTAGCCGCGCCATCTTCCATCCGTCCCCGTCGCGCTCCCAGAATGCGGTGCCGTCGCCCTCGGCAGGCTCCGGGTTCATGTAGTAGATGCCGGTGAAGGCACCCATCGCTTCGTCGGAGTGGATGTAGTTCGGCTCGACCTGACCGGCCGGCGACCGTCGAAAGAAGGACAGGATGGCGGCCGCGCCGGTTTCGGATTCGGCGACCTGGTCAACGTCGCCTCGATGCGAAGGGGCGATCCCTCTGAACGTGTCCGGACCGAACGTCAGGCTCTTGAAAGACAGCCGCCTGACCTCCGCCAGGTAGGCCGTCGGATCAGGAAGCACATTGTCCAGAATTTCGATCATGCGATTAGCCGGAGAAGCGCGGCCAGACGAGACTCTTGGTCTGCATCAAAATTGTTCTTTCGGCGAAGCGGTCCGGGTTGGCGCCGGGATTGAGGATCGCCGAGCGGGCCCGCTGATCGGGATCGCTCAGCACCGCGCCGTTGGTCAGATTGCGGACCTGAAATTTGTTCGTCACCTGTGCCGTGACGGTGGACGTGACGCCGTCATCGGCGGCGGTGTCCTCGAACACGACGTTGTCGAGGTTGCCGCCGAACACGACGCGCGCGGCGCCCACCGGCCGGTGCCGCGCGTCGCACGGCTGGATCATGATCTCCAGCGTCGAGCCGATCAGATTGCCGTCCTGGTAGCGGGCCCACACCAGACCAGCGGTTTGCGGAGAGACGCCGCTCAGTCCGACATTCAGCGCGGAAGCATTGCCGTTGACGGCCTGCTCGATGTCGTCAAGTTGGCTATCGTCGACCAGCCCGGCGCCGCGCCACAAATCTCCATCGGCATCGACATAGATGCCGGCGCCGAGCCATAGCCGGCTGACCTCATCATCCGCCCAGTCGAAGCGGAACAGGATGCGGGCGGTACGGCGGCCGGGCGCCACACTCCGCTTGATTGCTATCCAACGGGCGCTTCCGCGTCCGGATACACGAAGATCGGCGGAAATGGGGCGGATGATGATGGGGCTGAATGTCCCCACGCCGGCCGCCGCGAACGTGGCGGCGCCGATCGCCGTTGCCAGCCAGGAAGCAGCCCCGATTCCCGCCGAGCCGAGCGTGGCGGTGAGCGGAGACAGGACGATGTGGTTGATCGCGTAATCACGCGTCGAGCCGCCAGTCTCGTCGAATGTCTGGTTGCCCGCGGCAGTCACGGTCTTGTGCTGCGTCCCGACCGATTGCGAGGTTCCGACCGTCCCGGTGCTGGCGAACGAGGTGTAGGCGGCCGACCAACTGCCGTTTGTCGTGTCGCTGTCGGCCGTTCCGGCGGTGATGCCTTCGACCGCCACGAACCCGAAGATCGTGTCCCCGGCGGCGACCGAGACAGTTGGGGCCGCCCAGGTGGTGCCGTTTCCATGCGAGCCCGCACCTACCGAGGCGACTAGCACCATCTCCCCGGCCGCGGGCGTCACCTTCTGAAGGACTGCGGCCTTCGCGGTCGTATTCGGCGAGAAGCTGATAGTGACGGTGCCGGCAACGAGCGCAGCACCAACCATGCAGGTCCAGATGCCGAGCGTGGTGCCGTCAGAGACGACGCCAGCCGTCTGGGTGATCAGGCTACGATTGATCCAGGTGTTGCCAGCACTGTCTGTGACAGTGGACGACAGTGACGCCGCGCCCGACGTGCCGGCATTGTCGGCTGCCACGCCGAGCACCAGCACCGTGCCAACAGCCGCAGTGGCGGTCAGCGTCAGCGTGGAACCCGACACCAGGCTGTTGGCCGTCGCCTCGTTGCTGATCGTGAGAGCCACGGGCGGCCGCCTCAGTCTTCCGTGATGGTGGTCCCGGTGCCGAGCTTGGGCTGGACCCCGCTGCTCACCGGGATCGTCACGTTGAGAGCGCCGGAATAGAGAAGCTTGCCGGCCCCCGAGATGGCCGTGCCGACGGCGGCGTGGGTGACGGTTCCGCCAATGCCGCCGGTCGATGCCGGGAAGTCGATCGATGCGACCGGGCTGACGCTGTTGCCAGTGATCGTCCAGCCGCCGCTGGTGCGCGCGACTGCGACGCGGGCGTAGCTGGTGTAGCTGATCTCGCTCGTCGTCTGGTCGCCCGCTTCGCCCGGATCCGCAGTGTGCAGCGAGACGTAGAGGTTCGTCAGCGGCGAAGAGGCGGCGTTGTCGAGCAGGTTCGCGATCGGCGTGGCGTTAAAGATGGCCTTCAGCAAATCCGATTCGAAGGTATTTCCCTTGCTCATCACGTACCCTTTCGGCGCCCTAGGCGAACAAATCGTTCCAATAGTCGACCGCCTCGACGAAGCTCACGTCGGCTCGATCGACGCCGCCGCGCGAAAGGGTCGCGTCCATGTCGCGGTCTGTGGCGAGGTGGACGAGGACGGTCGGTAAATCGAACTCGAGTGGCGCGCCGGCAGGGATGGCGGCGCGGACATCCGGAAACACATCGACCGTCCACAGGTCACCGTCGACCGCGGTCGGGATCCCGACCTCGTACAGCGCGTGCTGGTAGGAGAAGCGCGTGCCGGACAAATCGTCGATGCCGTACACCAGGCGCAAGATCATCGACGTATCGCCGATCGCGGCGGCGGTCACCAGCTCGACGATTATGCCCGGCTGGGAATAGCCCGACCCATCCGAGAAGAAGGCGCCATCGTCATGCGGCGTCATGAACTTGCCCTGGACCGAGCCGGGTAGCCAGGGCGCGCTGTCGAAGCTCCAGGCCGGGAGGGCGATCACGCCGGCCCGGCCGCCGAGATAGGTACGAATGCCATTCCACAGCCGGCGCTGAGGGGCCGAGGCCAGCACGACGCCCTTGAAGGCCGCCGACCAATAGCCGCGATCGGTCGTGGTGACAGGCTCGACGCCGGCGAGCGACCGGCCGCCCGATCGTGTGAACGCGACCGGATCGATCGCGGCCTGGCTGGGCCGCAGGACGGCCGCCGGCCAGAGGAGAACATCGACCGTCATTAACTGCGCCAATCCACGGTGCGCATCGCCTTGTCGTTCGCCACGGCCCGGGGGGCGAGCTTCGTCGCCCGCTTCACAGCCTTGCCTTGGATCTGCGGCGAGGCCACGGCAATGGCCTTGCCGGCCTCGTCCTGCGCCGTCACGCGCACGAGGTCGGTATCGCCCGCGACCATGATCGTGATGCCCCGCCCACCGCTTCCGCCACCGTCGCTGGCATCCCACTGGCTGCGGTTGAAGATCTGGCCCGGGCGGCCGTCGACCCGCACTTCCGGGCCGCGCTCGCCGACCAGGTAGGGCGTGCCGACCGGCGACTGGCCGCCAGTGGCGAAGCCCGGAAGGGTCATCGCATAGCCGGCAAATCCGCCATATCCGCCTGCCGGTGCGGCTGCGGCCGTCACGCCGCCGCCTCCGAACAGGCCACCGAAAAGGCCGCCAAGAATGCCGCCGAGGCCGCCGCCCGCGCTGCCGGTCGCCCCCTTCGCGCCGCCGAATAGCGCATCGCCGATCTGCGCGGTCGCCGCCTTGAAGGCCATGTCGGACAGCATCTTCGCCCACGCCACGCCGATGCGCTGAAAGGAGAATTCCGCGCCGTTCGCCAGGGAGTCCAACTCGCTCTTCACCGGATCGATGGCGCCCTGCCACAACTGCATGCCCTGATTGAAGGACGAGCCGGCGCGTCGGGCCTCGAGGGCGGCGTATTGCATGCCGGCGATCAGGCCGTCGAAGCCCTCGTTGTACTGCTTGGCCTTCAGCGCCTGCTCTTCCTGCGCCATGCCGGCAGCCTTGGTCGCGGCGGCATAGGCGTCCTGGCTCAGCCGGCCGGTCGCGAGCGCCTCATTGAGCTCGGTCTGGCGCCGACGCATCTCCGCGGTGCCGTCGCCAAACTGCTTCTCGGTCGCGTCCGCCGCCTTCAGCGCAGCGTCGAGCGACTTGAGACGATATTCCCACGTCTCGTGTTCGGTGATGATCTGCTTGAGCTGGCCGATGCGCGGGTCGCTCGCCGAGTACTTCCCGATGCGTGCGAGCTCGTCGCCAATCGCCTTTTGCAAGGCGACCTGCCGCTGCAGATCCTCGGTCGAGGATGCCGTCGCGGCTGCGGCCTGCAAGTTCTCGTAGGCCTTGCGCGCCGAATCGGCCTCGCCGGTGAGGCGACGCAGCTCCTCGCCGATGCGGTCGCGGTCACCGGCGCCACCGCCCGATGGCGTTGGCTGCGCAAACTTGTTACCCGTCACCGTTGTGGCGGGCAGGACGCTGATATTGTCGGGATCTGACGGCGTGCCATTCTGCTTGCCGGAGACCGAGAGCACCTGCTGGCGCTGCCGCAGCAGGCCAAGCTCCTTCTGCAGGGCATCGATGCGCTGCTGGCGATAGGGATTGCGATCCACATCCGCCGCGACGGGCTTCTGCAGATTCGCCAGCTCCTTCTCTTTCGCGATCAGCTGGTCGGTCGCGTCCTTCAGCTCGGTCGTATAGGTCAGCGCCGCCACGGTGCCGAACGGGTTCGTCATCAGGTTGACGAGGGTGAGCCAGTTGCCGCTGGCCTTGCCGATGTTCTCCGCGAGGTTGGAGAAGGCGCGATTGGCCGCCTCGACCACCGCGAGATGCAGCGGCGCGGCGATCTCGGCATAGAGGTTGCGAACGCGGTTCGCTGCCTCATCCGAACGGTTCTTGAGCTGGTCGAAGGTCTCGATCGTCTCGGAGGTCATCACCTGCCCGGTGCGCCGCATGACCGCCTCAAGGTCGGTGAAGTCGCGGCTGGTCTGCTGCAGGGTGCGGCTGAGCGCGTCGCCGGACTGTCCGAACAGGACATGCGCCGCCGCGGCGGCCTTGGCCGAATCGCCCGCGGCAAGGACCGCCCGGCTGGCCTCGCCCAGGATCGTGTTCTGGTCGCGCAGCTTGCCGGAGTTGTTGAGGATGCGCACGCCGAGCGTCTGGAAGGCCTCGGCGGCATCCTTGTTGCCCATCGAGGCGTTGCGCGCCGCCTCGCCGAACGCCGTCACGGCGCCCGTGCCGGCCTCGACGTTGGTGTTGGCGGCGCGAAAGGCGCCCTGCCACGTCTGGAGGGCGTCGGTCGACGTGTTGGCCGCTTCGGCCTGTTCCTTGATCGAGACGGCCGCCTGCTGCACCGAGTCGTGCCACGCCTGAAGGCGACTGATCGTCTCCAATCCGATCATGCCCTTGGCGACGCCCTCGAAGGTCTCGGCCACTCCGGCGAGGGTCTTCAGCGAGCCGGCGGCCTCATCCTGGCTCGCCTGCAGACCGCGCATGCGCTTGTCGACCGAGGCGAAGGCCTGCGCCGTCTTGTCGGCGGCGGCAATCTCGATCTGCCAGCGGGCGCCACCGTCGAAAGGCATGGATCAGGTTTCCTTTCGCTTCTCTTCACTGACGATCGAGTAAGCCTGCCAGCCGTTGAATTCCTCGACGGTCATGGTGCGGACCTCGGCGACGGTCTTGTGCAGGCGATCGGCGAGCAAGTAGACGGCATACTCGAGCGACCGATCGCCCCTCATTTTTCCGCTTGTGCGTCCACCGTGTTGCCGTTGATGCGCGCCCAGACGCCGGAGAAGCGACCACCGCCGACCTTGCCCGCCAGCGCGTCGCGATCGTCTGCGGTGAACAGCGGCTTGCCCTCGGCATCGCGGCACTTGAGGACCAGGATCGACGCCTGCCGCTTGGCCGAGTCCTGTTCGTCTGGGAACATCGCCGTGGCCTTGGCCTGCTCTTCCAAGGTGATCTGCGACACATAAACGTCGCGTCCCAGCACCACGACTTTATGCGCCTGGTTGTCCTCGACCAGCAGGTCGATCAGCTTCTTGCCGTCGGACATCACGCGCCCACCTGGCTCTTCGTGCACGTACCGTTGCCCGTAAAGTTGATGTCGGCCGAGACGATGCCGTCTCGCTCGTTGGTGACATCCACCGAGTCGACATGCACCGTGCCGGAGAAGAAGGTCTTCCCCGCATCGGTGCCGTGCGGATAGAGGTTGACGATCGGCATATTGCCTTCTTCCAGCCCGGCTTGGCCGGTGGCATCGGACGGGTCCCACCACACGCTGCACGAGCCCGACCAGATTTTGGTCACGCTGTCGATCGTGTCCCACTCGTCTTCGAGGGTGCTGGTGTCGGAGCTCTTCGCCGTGCGCGTGAACTTGAAGGAGCGGCACTCCGCCACGGTGTTGGCACCCACCTTGAAGCGCCCGTCGCGGCCCTTGTACGTCGTCATGATGATCTCCTAGTCGAGGGAAGCGTCGGGGTTCCCAGCGCTCGTGTGGTACTCGATTTGATATTCAAGGCGGACGCGGCCGAGCCTCGTCTCGCCATCGACGCGCGCGTCGAGCTCGGAGCGCGTCAGTTCGCTGTCCTTGATCAGACCGCCAAGCATCGGATCCGCTGCCATGGCCCGCTCGATCGCCAAGGCGATGTCGTCGCCCCCGGCGTCGCTGTCGTCGGGAGAGGCGAAGATCGCCTCGATCGCCAGGGTCAACGCCCGCTGGGTGCGGCGATCGTCGTCCATGCTGATCCCGCGCGACTGTTCCGTGCGCGCATAGACGAGGAGGTAGGGCGTGCTCGCCACGGGCTGCGGGGCGGCGCGGCCGGGCTGTATGCGGGTGACGATACCGTTGTCGAGCAGCGGCTGGAGCGCCGCGGCCACGGCGATGACGATGCGGCGACGAACGTGCATGTCAGCTCCTGTTGTCGCTTCGGACCAGCTTCGCGAGCGCCTCTGTCATGAAGCGCGCGGCGACGCGATCGTAGGCGCGGTTGGCGACGCCGTAGAAATCGAGGCGGCGGCGATAGGTCGGCGACCGGACGAAGCGGAACACGACGCCAAGCAGGCCGCCCGGCATGTGCCAGTAGACGCCGGGCTTGAGGCTGCTGCCGGGTCGCGGCGTGAAGAAGTAGTTCGTCTTCTTCGCCCCGCGCCGCGCGCCCCTGCGGTTGGCCCGGTAGCCCTGCTCACCGAACGCCTGCAGGTCGGACAGCATGCGCACGATGAATGGCCCCGGCACGTTGCCGAAGCTATCGAGGGGCGCCTGCCGGCCTGGCACGGCGAAGGTGCCGGCCGGCATCAGGCCCTTGGCCTGCAGCGCGCGCTCGAAGCGCTTGAGCTTGCGCGGCCCGCCCTCGATCTCGGCGGCGAGGAACTGCGCCGCAGCGATGCCCTTACCGCCGAATTCCTCGAGCCAGATGCGCACCAGCGGCCGGTTGCGGGTCGGTTGCTGGAAGCGCAGGCCGCCGAGCGCCCACGGCGTCGGCCGGTCGAAGGACTCCTGCATCTCGGAGCGCAGCGCCGCGAACACGTAGCGGCCCGTCGCGGCGGCGGCCTCGACCTGCGCTTGCGGCAGGTATTTCTTCTGCAGGTCAGACAGGGCGGCAACGACATCTTGGCCGTTGTCGCGGATGTCGAAGGAAAGCATCAGGCGATGACGGAGCCGGCGTTGTAGGCGCCGTCGAGCACCTTGACCTTGTTCGACCCGATGCCGACGCAGATCGGCGTCGACTTGTTGGTCGATGCCAGGTCGGCGGCCGGATTGAGTGCGCCGGCCGTCCCGCCGATGAAGTAGACGACGCCGGCCGCCGGCGCGGCGCCGGCACCGAGCGTCACGATCGCGCCCGGCTTGGCCACGGCGAGCGGCTGCATGTCGGCGCCCGCGGCGGACAGCGCAATGCCGTAGCCGTTCGCGCCCGCCTCGTCCGTGGTGCCATCGGCCTGCGCCTTGAGCCATTTGCCGGTCGAGGCGAAGTAGACCGCCTGGCCCTGCGTGACGGCTTCGCCGGCGATGCCGTGCTCCTGCGGCCCGCTGACGGGCAGGACCTGCGTGGCGGTGATGGAAAGTGCAGCCATGGGAATCTCCTACGTCTTGAGATCGACGACGACGAAGCCAGTGCCGTCGGGACGGATCAGCTTGCAGCGGAAGGAATGGGTGACGGCGAACTCGTCGACGACCACGACGGGATCGTTCTCGGCTGCGCCCAGCGGCAACGTGTCTTCGGGAAAGCAGATCGTCGGATGACGATCTGCGATGTCGATCTCGGAAAGACCGGGCATGACGGTGGTCGGCCGGTCGAATATTGCGGGGAACGACGATCCGCGCCACGTCACCGCAACCCCGAAGTCGATGAGGAAGGCGGTGCGGTCGATGTCCGTCTCGACGGTCATGCTCCGGTCGCTGTTCCGGTCGTCTCGGTCACTGCCACGGGCTCGACTCTGGCCGCCTGCATGTCGACGCCCAGCATCTGCTGGAGCCCGCGGTCGAGGTCGCCTTCGATCGCGATTTCCTCGCCCGCCTTGAAGCCGGTCTGTGCGTTGGTCGTGTAGAGGCGGCGCTCGTTGAACTTGTCGCGGGCCTTGTCGCGCGCCTTTTCCGCCTTGTCGATGGCGGTCTGATCGCCGCGGTCGGTCGCCTTTTTGAAAGCGAACTTCGCGCGATCGAGGTCGGCCTGCGCTGCCTCGATGTCTTCCGGCTTGTCCGGCGTGAGCAAGTGCAGCCGGGCGGCGGCCTGCTGCCCGGTGAGCCAGACGTTCGTGCCGCGCGGAACATTGCCGGCGGACTGGACGGTAAGAATATTCATGGTCGCGATCCTTGTCGGAGGAAGGGGAATAGCCCCGCGGGCGGATCGCCTGCGAGGCTCCAGGATCAGGTGAACGTGACCAGGACGGCGCCCTGCCAGTAGCCGTAGCCGACGTTTCCGGCGTAATCGACGCCGAAGATCTGCTCCTTGTTCATCTGCTCGTATTCGGAGCCGTCGCCGAGCGCGATCACATCCTTGCCGCCGGCCTCCTCCTGCAGAATGAACGGCTTCACGTTGCCATCGGTGCGGAACACCATGAACTTCGTCGTGAAGTTCAGGCGCGGATTCACCTCGATATTGATGGTGAACTTGTCGCGCAGCGCCGGGATCATCGCCGACTGGCCGGTCGCGCCGAGCAGGGCCGAGACGGCAAGGAAGGCCGCGGTCATGAACACCGGCGGCACCATCACGGTAAACGCGCGCGCATTCTGGTTCATCGGCTCGCCGGCGCCATCCTTGAAGCCGTACATGGCCTGGATGGCGGCCATGATCGCTTTCGCCATCTCGTCCGACGTAGGGTCGGTCGTGGTGGTGATGTCGGCGCTGATCGAATTGCTCAGCGTGCCGCTGGTGCCCTCGGCGTGGTCGGTATCGAAGAAATACTGGCCATCGTAGCAGAGCGAGGAAGCGCCGTTGAGCATGAGCGTCGAAAGCAGCGCCGCCGGATAGTCGTTGACGCGATCGGCGAGCTGATTGATCCGCGTCTGGATCTGGCCGAGCTTGTCGCGCCGCATGTCCTTGGACTTGAAGACGAGATTGGCTTCGTGATCCTTGTTGGTGATCGAGAAGGACACTTCCGGCAGCTCGTTGAGCTTCCGCTTGCCAACGAATTCGTGCATCGCCGGCGGCGCGCCGAGCCAGGCATAGGTCTCCGAAGCCTGGTCGGAATTGGTGCGCATGACGAGATCGTTGATCCACGCCGCGGCGCCGGTTTCGAGGGCCTGCAAAAGCATCCCTTTGACGCCCACGGTCGTGAGCGCCTGATACTGCGAAGGGTACATTTATGGGTGCTCCTTAGCCCATGCGCTGGTAGGCGCTGTCGAATTCGACAACGGCCAGGCCGGTTGAGATCCACCGATCGACGTAGCCGATCAGCGTGTTGCTGGTGGAGGTGAGCGTGAACGTGTCGTCGTCCGACGCATACACGGCCGGCCTGTCGTTCGCCGTGATGGCGAGGGCCGCGATCGGCAATTCGATAAAGCCCTTCTGCAGGACGAACACCGTCTTGTCGCCAGCCGCACCGGCGGAGTTGTCGATCCGGCTTTCCGCGAAGCCGAGGAATGGGTCGGCGGCGACCAACGGGCGGGCATAGCCCGAGCCGTTCTCGCCGACGGCGGCGCCGCGGTAGATGATGTCGGAGGCGATCACGGGAAATTCCGACGTGATCGGCGTGCCGGACCAGTAACGGGGCCGGAGCTTGTCTACTGCGAGAGTCGTCATGGCTTACGCGCCTCCGTTCTTGCGCTGGTCGTGGCTTTTGGTCGCCACATAGGAACCGACCGTCGGGAACTTGGCCTGCAGGTCGGTCGAGGCCTCGTATTCGGCCTTCCAACCTTCGGCGTTCTGCGGAACGGCCGGCTTGCCGACCGTCGTGACGGCCGCGGCGACATGGCCGGTCGCCGTCTCGACGTTCTGGATCGAGACATGGGCCGCGCCGAGCTTGGCGCGCTCGGCAGCGGTGACCTTGAGCGCCGCGTCGCCCGGCGAGCAGGTCGGGTCGGCCTTGCATTCGGCGATCAGCTTGTCGTGGCCAGGCAATCCCGCGGCATCGATACCAGCCAGGCGCGTGCGCTCGGCAGCGGCGCCTTCGGTGCGGGCTATTGCGACACCGGCCTGCGCCTCGGCCAGGCCGGCCTTGCGGCCTTCCTCGCGCGCCGTGGCGACCGCCTTGGCGTGCTCACCGTTGGTGATCGTCGCGGCAGCCTCGTCGACCGCCGCCATTCCGCTCTTGTCGGACATGGTCTCTCCTGTGTTGGCCGATCGGCCGTTAAAAATTGCTCACGAAACGCTGAAAAGCTGCGTCGACTTCCATGATCCCGTCGACCAGCCCCACGCGGCGCGCTTCCTGTCCGCGATAGGTTTTTGCCTCGGTTGCCTTCGCCGCCTTGCGCGGCATGCGCGGCCCGCGGCCAGCGGCAACCGCGTCGAGAAACCGGCCGTATGACTCGTCGACGCCGGCCTGGATCTCCGCGCGCGTGTCCGCGTCGAGTGGCGCGACGGGCGAGCCGTCGACCTTGTGCGCGCCGGCGTGAATGAGCGTGACCGCGATACCCTGCTGTTCGAGCGCCTTGCTCATGTCCATGTGCATCGCGACCACGCCGATAGATCCGGCGCCGCCGCCGGGCGGCATGACGATTCGGCGGGCCGAACTGGCCAGCAGGTATCCGGCCGAATAGGCGAAGTCGGTCAGGATCGCCAATGTCGGCTTCTCGGCGCTCAATTGGCGCAGCGCGTCGGCGGTCTCGAAGGCACCGGCAACTTCGCCGCCGTAACTGTCGACCTCGAGGATAACGGCCTTCACGTCCTTGTCGGCGCGAGCCACCGCGACCTGGGCGCGGATGCCCTCATAGGACGTCTCGCCGGAAGACTGGCCGAGCCACTTGCCCTTCTGCACCAACGTGCCCTCGATCGGGATGATACCGACGCTCTTGTAGCGCTGGAGGATCTTCGCACCTTGCGCCTCGGCACCCATCACGGCGGCGGCCAGGGGCTCGCCCACCACGCCCGCGCGCTCGGACGGACGGCCGCCGGAGAACGCCTTGTGATCGACCGCGGCGACATCGGGAATGACGATGCCGCCGGCGATGATGCGCCCGCCGAGCCCCGCCATGAAGGCCGACAGCTTCGACGCATCGACGATGAGCGGCTCGTTGAACAGCCGCCCGGCGATGCGCGGCATGAGGATCGTCATGTGGCGTCGTCCTCCTCTTTGCGCTTCTCGTCGTCCGGTTCGGCTGGCGCGGGAGGTGCGGCCGGGTCGGCGACTAGGCCGGCGCTCACCATGCGGGTGTTTTCCTTGACGAGCTGGTCGAGCTTCTTCTCGATGTCGCCGCCGGTGCGCTCGATGCAGACCTGCTCGCGCGTCTTCACGCCGACCTGGATGTCGGTCTGGTCGGCCGATGCCTCTTGCGCCGGATTGAGCGACCAGCGCCGCGGCCCGATCCACTCGGCCGACAGGTAGGCCTCGCGGATCATTGGATTGCTGAACCAGCCCGGGCGCGCGATGCGGCCGGACGCGACCGCCTCGTCCATCGCCCATCCGTAGACTTCCTGGTTGAAGCGGTAGGCGATCCACGACCGCTGCTGGTTGAAGTAGCTCCACGCCATTTCGAGCGCGGCGCGACTGGCCGAATAGCTGGCCTCGAAGTGCTTCAGCAGGAGCTCGAGCGGCAGCTGCAACGCGACGCCGATCTGCTGCATGAACGCCGATACGAACGGCGCGAAATTGGAGTTTGGCCGGCTTGGGTCCATGTCCTTAGCCACCTCGCCCGGCGCCAGGGACAGGACCGCGCCGGAGCCCAGCTTGACCTCATTGGCCGCGAGGTTCGCGTCGCCGACTTCGCCAATGGGCGGCCCAAATCCGTCGCCGTCGTTCGGCGTCTCGATCACCATCGTAAACATCGCCGACACCACGGCGGCGGTGACCTCGGCATCACTGTAATCGCTTAGCTGCTTGAAGTGCTCGATCACCGGCGCGAGGTATGGCACGCCGCGCGATAGCTCCGGCCTGGTGCGCTCGAACAGGTGCAGCACGACCCGCAATCCGTCATCGCTGCGCGCTGCCACGCGCTCCCATGTCAACGCGGTCAGGCGCACGCCGCCGGGATGCGCGCTGCTGATGTGGTAACCGATCGGCACGCCATCGGCATTGGTCTCGACGCCGCCGCTTATCTGGTCGGTGTCCGCCGCGTTCTTCGGGTTGCTGAGGCGATCGGCCTCGAGGATCTGCAGTTTCGTGCCGTAGACGTCGCCCGCGTCCTTCCGGTAGCGCCGCACGATCACCACGTCGCCGCTTTCCTTGATCGCGCGGAAGGCAAGCACCTGCATTTCATCGAAGCATTGCACGGTGGTGAAATCGCACCGCCGCATGAAGGTCTCCCACTCGCGTTCCTGCTCGCGCTCGTAGACGTCGGCCTGCTCCGGCGTGATACCGAGCGCGGCGTTGTCGATCGACGCCTGCAGCCGGAGTCCGTCGCCGATTACACCGTTGGTCGTCGTGGCGATCGCGCCGGTTGCCACCGGTGTATTGCGCGCCAGGTCACGAGACCGGTTGCGCAGGTCCGGCAGGTCGAGCAGCACGTCCGCATCGGGTGAGCCACCGCCCGGCCGCCAGTTGCGCGTCGCCCGGCGATCCTTGCGCCCGCCCTTGTAGCTTCCGTCGAGTGCGGCGAGCCGGGTCCGCGCCTGCCACCGGCCGAGGCCGGCGGTGGGCGAAACCCAACCGACGACGCGGTCGAGCAGGTTGCGCCGCGGGAGGTCAGAGGGATTCATCGCTACTCCGGCACGACGTAGCGGGTGCGGATCCTGCCGCCACCAGCGACGCTGGCGAGGTTCGAGACCTGGTTTTGCCAGAAGACGATCTGCTGCCGAATCTCGGCGGCATCGACACGCTTGAGTGTGCGCTGCCCGTTGCCGGTGTCGATCGTGTATTCCTGCCCGGTCGCCACCATCGCATTGGCGGCGATCCAGATGGCCAGCTGCGCTTGTGCGTCTTCGATCGCGATGCCGGCCATGGTCACACTCCCGCCGAAAGTTGCCGTCGGCCGGCTGGTCGCGCGACCGGTTGGCCGATCGGTGTCCGTATCGCCCGGGTGGTGTCCGGCACTCGGTCCAAGCCGAGCATCTTGGCCGCCGCGAACGCCATCGCCTCGCAGTCGAGATAATCATGCGACTTGCCGCGCTTGACCCATGTGAAGCCGCCGCCCGGCCTGCGGGTGCGCGCCTCGTTCACGATCTGCCGGCAATAGCCCTCGTCGATGCCCGACAGGAGGCCGCGGCTGTCGGCCTCACCGCCATGCAGATGCCAGCCGCCCGGCGGCGCCTCGGCCCCGCGCGGCCAGCGCACGCGCGAATGGACCCATTCCTTCGTGAAGTCGGAGTCGAGGTGGACCAGTGGCAGGCCGAACTTCGTCCGCTTGCCAGCCGGCGTGACCTCGATTTGCGACACAGTGATCGGCTGCCGTGCCCGCGCCCAGCCCTTCGTCGCGTAGCACAGGCGCGCATGGCGTCGGCAGAAGTCATAGACCTTGTTCACGTCGCCGTTTTCCGGCTTGTCCGGCCGGAAGCCGGAGTCGATGAACGCGCGCCGGATGCCGAGGCCGGTGAAGTCACGTTCGAGCACCTGGTCGACCAGGTCGAGCCACACATCGTCGAGGCGCGTGTCGCCCCACAATTCGCCATGGTCGATCAGCCACGATTCCTGCCGGATGCCCCAGCCGCGCACGACATAGACCAGTTTCCGCTTTTGAACGTCGACGCCGCAGGTCAGGAACAGCACGCCCGCCGGCACGGTGTTCTTCGCGTAGGGAAGCGAGCAGTCCTGAACCTCTCTCCACTCCGGCACGTCGCCGCCCGATGGCGCCCACAGCTCGCCGAATCCGGCGTTGATGACCATCTGGAGCTTGCCGGGATCGCCGCTCTGCACCGCCTCGACGTAGGCCGCCGCACGATCGCCGAACGACCGGAAAGGCGAGCAGAGGCCGGACACCCAAAACGAAGCCGTATCGCTGTCCGGCGGGTCGCCGACGACGACATCATCGTCCGTCACGTTCTGCCCTGGCGCGACGTACAGGCCGCCGGCGTTCATTGCCGCCTTTTCGGCGTCGCCGATCACGCATCCGTTGCGCGGACAGGTCAGGGACGCTGTCGCGCGGGCCTGCGCCGGGGTCGCTGTTTCCTTGTCCTGCCCTTCCCAAGCCAGGCACGAGAAGCGCGGGATGAACCGCTCCCGGCAGTGCGGGCAGCGCCATGTCCAATGGTACCGCGTGCCCTGCTGCCAGTAGATCCAGATGGCCGAGTCGATGTCTGTCGCGTCTTGCACGCTCCAGAACTCAAGGCCCGACGTTTCGTCCTTCGTCGTGTCCTTCATGCCGCGGCTAGGGGTCGACGTGATCGCGTGAACGAAGTCCGCGTAGGTGTCGCCGCGAGCGTCGACAAGGCTGATCGGGTGGCCTTGCTCCTTCACGTCGGCGAGGAAGTCGTCGGCCTCGTCGGTCAGCGCCAGGCCGATCGCGTCGGACTTCAGCGCGGTCGATGATCCAGCATGCGCGAGCCGCAGCGGAACGCCGCCGACGACCTTGCGAGTCTTCGTCATCCGCTTCCCCCGGCTGACCTTCGCCGCCAGGATAGGCGCCTCGTCCAGGAGAGCCATCAAGCGCGGCTCGAACTGTTCCTGTAAAAATTGCTTGTTCGGACCGACGTACAAGGTCGGCACCGGCCGCTGGTCTAGCCGCTGGCCGATGACGTCGAGGAGCGTTTCAGTCTTGCCGCTCTGCGCCCCGATGCAGAGCACGACACGCCGATATTTGCGCTCGGCGATCGCCCTGCCGAAAGGTATCCCGTAGGGCGTGAGCCATGGATCTCGACGGCCCGGGCGACCAGCCGAGGGTGGATAGGTTCGGTTCGCTGCGCCCCACTCGTCAGGCGTCATCCTCGCTTGCGGCGTCAGCAGCGCCATCATCAGACGGTCGATCGCCACCAACCCTTTGCCGGAAACCCTTCGTCGTGGCGGCGAGGATGTCGTCAATTTCCGCCTCGATCCTTGAGCGTTCCTCGACGTCGTCGGTCAGCCTGGCCGGCAGCGCGTTGAAGCCGGCGCGAACGGCGCCCGCCCACTCGGCGAACTTTTCCAGCACGTCATCGGCTTCCAACAGGCCGCCCTCGCGCTCGGCGGTTCTGAGCTCGATGTCGCGAGCCCGCGCATCCTGTACCCGCGAGGCGCTGGCCGATTTGCTCGTGCGGTGGCCTTCCTCCCGGTGAAACCGGAGATAGCCCTTCACGGCGGACTCGAGGGTGATGCTGTCCTTGCCGCGTTTCTCGATGTGACCGCTCGTCGTCAACTGCCGGACCCGCGAAGCCACGATGCCCAGTAGGGATGCGACCTCGGCCGTGGTCAGCAGGATCGCTTCAGGCCGGAAGGGCATGTTGCACCGTCTATGCGATACGCTAGCGCCAAGTCGAAAAGGCCGAAAATATTCAACACAGGGGGTTTGAATTACCCGCTGGGCCCTGATTTCCAGGAAGGACCCGTTGAAATTTTCTTTCGCGCAAGAATGTTGCTCGATGATTTGCGACGCGTTCGCATCTCGCACCTGCGAGGTGAGGGTCCAACATCGATCTCGCACCTGCGTGGTCGCGGTCTGTTCAACGGCCTGCGACGCAGTCTCAGTTGAGCGCGACCGGTTCCTCGTGCCCGCACCTGGTGCAGAAGCGCAGCGGATCAACCTTGGAGTCGATGAAGGTGTGGCCGTCGCAGCACGTCGGACAGAGGCCGCCACGTCCGTCTGCTGGGATGATATTGTTGGGCTCGCCACACACTCGACACACCAGCATCGACTGCAGATCGCGGAGCAGTTCCAGGTCGCGCTTTCTCATCTCCTCGTCCGTTCCGTGTTTCGCTCGTCGCAATACTCGGACACGGAAACGCCCGGACGGGGGAGGTCCGGGCGCGCGTCGTCAGGGGGGATTTGTAAATACCCTAAGGCGGTCTGTCAACGAGGCAGAGGGCGCAGCACGCGGCTTGAATCTACGGCGAACGTCGTCTGCTCGCCCACCATGAGAGCCGATGGACAGTTCGCATCGTTGCGAAGGCGGCGATCATGATATCGCTGCATCTTCTCGCTGATCGCCGCTTTGGTCTGCGGGCTGTGCGTTCTAGCACGCGATGCAGCGGACATCTTCGCGCGGGCCTCGGCGGATGGCGGAGGGCGCAGCCGCCGATACACATCGTCATCCTGCATGTGCCACCCTCTCTGCCTTTTGCGCCCTGTCGTAGTTGCTGCATGCGCGGTCCCACATGTCAGCAGCCATGGCAACGAGCCACACGGCACCAGCACCGATCGGCCGGCCATCCTCAACCATCTCGACGATGACGTGTGGCGCTAGCAGGGCGCGACGTTGAAAGGCGTTACCCCACTCGATGTAGATATTCCACAGCCTGCAGCCACGCGATCCGAGGTCGCTCGCACCATGGCCCACCTTTGCCAGATCAATCGGCTTGAAGCCCAGCGCATGGGTCACGACCTTGAACGCCTCGACGATTTGCAGCGCGGCCTCGAACTGCCCGCTGCTGATGCCGCCGTCATCCGGGCCCTTGCGCAGGAGGTCCTGCATTGGCCAGGGCTTGAGCTTGGCCAAGGTCTCAGGCGTAGCTGCCACGCGCTCGGATCGATCGACCGACTTGCGCTTGTTGTCCCAGCGCTTCTTCGCCTTGCCCATGGTGATCTCCTGATAGAGAGGCTGATTGTTCATTGGCGGCCGTCGAAGAGCATGTCCGGCGTGCCCTTACCTTGAGGCTCTTTTCGCTTGCCCTCGCATGCGATCGCGGCAGACTCAGGCCGACTTCCATCGTTGCTTCTCGGGATGATGCAGAATGAGCGACGTCGAGAAAAAGCTTATTGAGGCCCTCATCAGTCAGTTCGGGGGCGACGTGAAAATGATCACCGCGACTACCCGCTTTCAGGAAGACTTGAATGCCGACAGCCTCGAGGTGGTCGAGATGATCATGTCGGTTGAAGAGATGTTCAGTATCGAGGTACCGGACGATGCAGCGGAAAAGCTGCGGACTGTCGGCGACCTCGTCGCCTATATTGAGACCAGGCAGCGAGGCTGAGAGCGAAGGGTGCTCATTGCCGCTACCATCGTCTGCCGCTTCCGCCGTCGAGCTGGGCGCTGCCTCTGCGAGAATGGCGCTGCATTCAGAGGTCCAGAAGGTCACCGCCTCGCTGAGCTTGCCTTTAGCCATGGTGATGTCAGGCTCCGGCCAGGAGGAAACAAAATGGCAGTTCGGGCGAAGCTCTTTGAAGTTGCAACGCAGTGCACCGCGCATAGCGGTGAAGTCATCGAAATCGGGGGATATCAGGGAACCGAAAGCGGACGTCCCGATCTGAATGCGCGACAGGGTCGAGACAACCCGCTTTACACGCTCGAACATCCGCGCGGACTGGCGATCGATGTGACGGACCTGGTGAAGAGCGGCGCCATAGTCGTTCACTAGGTCTCTCGCGACCGGCGTGTCCCACCATCTGGCGACAAGGTTGAGCAGGGTGGCCGTGCATTCGTCGGTCGAGCGCGACGGTCGCGGGCGCGACGCCACCCTCATCGGTCGGCACGATCGTCTCGAATCACGCCGCCACCCTCGACCTCGCGGCCGGTGACGCGAGGGAAGCGCCATCCGAGAGCGAGCATCGGCGCGAGATCGTAGCCAATCGCCACCACGATCAGGTCACGACCGCCAAATTGACCGCCTTCGACGAAGACCGGCATCAGATAGGGATCGCGGTGCATGGGGATGTGGCGCATCGTGCTCATGTCATCGTGTCCATCGACGCACCGTCCGAGCCGGCGTCGCTGAATTTCGTTCGGGCACCGTCGAACCGCATTGGCACCGTCCCCGTGGCCCCGTGGCGGTGCTTCGCGATGATCACCTCGGCATTGCCCATGGCATCCAAGTGCGCCTGGCTGCCCTTCTTGGCGCTGCGCTCCAGGTAATATTCCTCGCGGTAGACGAAGAGCACGACGTCGGCATCCTGCTCGATCGATCCCGAGTCGCGCAGGTCGGAGAGTTGCGGCCGCTTGTCGGGGCGCTGCTCGACCTGCCGTGACAGCTGGCTGAGGACGAGCACCGGCACGTCGAGGTCCTTTGCCAGCGCCTTCAGCCCGCGCGTGATCTCCGACATTTCCTGGACGCGGCCATCCCGCCGGCTCGACCCGTCAAGCATCTGGAGATAGTCGACGACGACCAGGCCAACGCCGTAGCGGTGTTTCATACGGCGGGCGCGGGCGCGCAGCCCCGCGATCGTATGCGTCGCGGCGTCATCGATGACGATGGGGGTGTGCTCGCGCGCACTGGCGGCATTCAGCAGCTTGTCGAACTCGAGCGCGAGGAAGTGGCCATCCCTCATTCGCTTGAGCGGGATGCCGGTTTGATCAGCCATGATCCGGGAGCCGAGCTGTTCGGCGGACATCTCGAGCGAGAAGAAGCCCACACCAGCGCCGGCGGTCGCCATGGGCTTGCCGGCGACGATTTCCTCGCGATAGGCCATTGCCATGTTCATGGCGATGTTGGTCGCCAGCGCCGTCTTTCCCATCGAAGGCCGGCCGGCCAGGATGATCAGGTCGGAACGGTGCAGTCCGCCGAGCTGGGCATCGAGGCCAATGTATCCCGTCGAGATGCCGCTGGGCGCACTGCCGCGCTGGTAAGCTGCCTCGGCCGAGCTCACGACGTTTCGGAGCACGTCGCGGAATACCTTAGCCTCTGCCTTGATGGCGCCGCTGCCGGCAAGCTCGAAAAGCCGCTGCTCCAGCCCTTCGATCTGCGCGCCGGCGGTTTCGTCGGCCATCATGTTCGCATCGTCGATCGCCGCCTGCGCGATCTCGATCAGCTTCCGGCGCTGATAGGCGTCCAGCACCAGACGGGCATACTGCTCGGCATCGACCGCATGCACCGATGCCATCGCGAGCTGCGCCATATAGGCCGCCCCGCCGACGGCGAGCAGATCCGGGTCCTGGTCGACGTCTGCTTTGAGGGTGACTGCCGTCACAGCCTCACCGCGGTCTATCATCCTCGCCTGCGCATCGAACAGCCGGCCGTGCAGCGGGTCGGAAAAGTGCGCTGCCTTCAGGAAGTCGGCGACGCGGTGATAGGCCCCGTTGTTGACCAGGATCGAGCCCAGCAGCCCCTGCTCGGCTTCGAAGTTGTGCGGAAGCTCGCGCATGGTCAGACCGCCGCCTTTGGCAGCGTGCCGACTGCTCGCATCAGCTCGACCCGCAGCACCCTACGCGGCTGCATGGCCCACTCGCAGTACGGCAGGATCTCCGCGATGGCCGGCCACCACGGCGACGTCTCCAGCCATTTCTCGCATGCAGCGGCGACGGCATCGGCGGGATAGTTCGCCAGCTTCTCGGCATAGACGATCAGCATCAGCTTCGCGTCCTGCGCCACGGTCTGTTGCTGCCGGGTCGATACCCTCATGCGCATCGTCGCCGCCAGACAAGCTTCCGGGCCGCCCGCCTTCAGGCTCGCCTCAACCACCCGCAGCCCCGCCGCCAGGTCCTCTTGGGATGGCGCGGCGGCGGTCGGGTTGAATCTGATTTCCATCATGTTCAACCCGAGCAACTGATCGGCGTCGAACTCCGGCGTGTATGGCCGGAACGTGAGAGCTGTTGCAATGGACCGCGGCAGGCTTGCCGCGAACGCTGCCGGCAGACCATGCGTTTTGAGGTGTGCGACGAGGCTTTCGGGCGCCGCCGTCTTCACGATTTCACTGCCCATTTGGTTGTCCCCTCTCACGGAAAATCTGCATGACGTCGGCCACCTCGGCCGCTTTGCTGACGGCGGCCGGTGGCGATCGCGCCTTCATGCCGTCGTCGTAATTTCCATCGGCGCATTTGCGGAAGTTGGCGGTCTTCGAGAACCAATCCAGGTTGAAGCCGCGCATTTCCTCGCGCACGAAGTTGGATGCTTCGGCCTTGGCCAGGACCGCCAGCCAGCACCCGATACCACCTGCATCCCCGATCCTTCGCCGCAGTGCCTTGCGGCGATCGGCATCGAACTGTTTCGGCACAGGCCACCTGCCGACGCGACGGGCTGCTTCGCACCAGGCGTCGAAGGCGATCACCTCAGGCGAGCGTCCGCTGTTGTCGACCAGCAACACCGTTTGCGCATCGCAAGCGGCGCCAGCCGCGATAGTGGTTCCAGTATGGTTCTTACTTACCTCATGGAGAGAGCTTGAAGACAGAAAGACTGAAGAAGGCGCGGTTTTGCCGGATGGGTTGCCGATGTCTTTGCTGTCTCCGTTGATGGCCGTTTGCCGACTAGCTTCTGATTGTTCGCCCCCGATTTCCCTTTTGTCTTCGTCACTTAGACCAGCTTCACTGTCACCAGATTTGCCGCCACCGTTGCCGCCACCGTTGCCGCCACCGTTGCCGCCACCGTTGCTGGGGTGTTTGCCGGACTTTTGCCGCTGGCTGTTTGTGGCGTCGGCGCCGCGTTTTCCCGCCTCGGACCGGGCGTTCGAGATGCCGGCTTCGCGCACCATCCGCCGGCAGAACACGCGACCCTGAGCGTCGACTTCGGCCACTTCGAATTGGATCAGGGCGTCGAGCAGCGCGGTGCATTCCTCGATCGAGATCCTGCAGAGGCCTGCGAACAGCGCGGGCAGATCCTCGCGCTTCGACGGGTGCGCCCCGATCAGAACCACGCCGTGCTCTGGCGAGCGCGCCGCGGCGCCGATCATGCGCAGCCACAACGCCTCGGCCGCGAGCGGGCAGTACTTCAAGCCGGGCTCGGCTTCCCAATCGTTGAAGAAGAAGAGCAGGCTCGGGTTTTTGCGGTTCCTGTCAGCCACCGAGCCTCACCGCGAAGTCGTCGACCAGCTGCCGGGCTATATCGCCGACGCGCCGCCAGTTGCATCTGGGATCGAGCTCGGCAAGCTCGCGCGTGAGCGCCTCTCGGCGGGCTTCCAGGCCGCGCCGGACCACGGCGTCATCGGGCAGGCCGGCCAGCATGGTGCTGACCGATCGAAGGTTCTCCTTCACATTTCTTGCACGCACCGCCGACACGGGAATTCCCGCGTCGACCGATATCGGTATACCGACATCGGGATTTCCGACGTCCGGCGCGGTCGTGATTCCGACCTCGTGACCTGCGTTGTCGGTCATGCTGCCTTCCTTGCTGATGTGCGCTCGAAAGCGCGGCGCAGGCGCTTCTCCATCGCGGCCTCGATCGGGCCGCCGCCCTTGGCGCGATCGGCTCGAGCTGCCTGCTCAGTTGCTTCAAGGTCGATCGCCTTCAGCGTCTTCAGCCAGACCGGCCGGTCGAACTGTTGACCATCGTCATGGATGACCTTCGTCAGCGCGCCGACGGTGGCGGGACGAAAGGCATCGCCGACGCCGCCCTGTGCTTCGCCGATCAACAGCAGCGCGGCCAGGATGGCCACATCGCCGTACAGAGTGGCGCGCTCCAGGCTCGTGACGCAGGCCAGCACCATCGGCGGCAATTCCTTCGTCTTCGACTTTGATATCTGGACGTTGGCCTTGTCGCACAGCGCCTTGATGCGGGTCGCCATCGGCTCGCCGGCCGCGAGACTCGCCCAGAACCGATGCAGTGGACTGACACCGATGCGCGCGCTGTTCAGCGCCTTGAAGGCCTTGGCTTGATCCTCGATGCTGTCCGCGTCGACTATCCAGCACGGCAGCGTGTCGATCGAGGGATGCCTCTTCGCCGCCTCGAAGCGATGCTGGCCGTCAATGATCGTGAAGCGATCGCCATCGACCCTGGCGACGCACAACGGTTGACAGAAGCCCCACCTGAACTCGCGCGCGATTCGATTGATGTGCGCCCGGTTCGTCGCGCCCAGCTCACGCTGGTAGCGGTGGTCAACCGCCAGCTTTTCGAGGGGCACCCAAAGCAGCTCGGGTTTAGGGCCGGGCTCGACCGCAGGCTTGACCTTCTCCGGTGCCTCCGGCTGGCTATCCTCGAAGCCGCCCTCCCACCAGCCGGATTCCCATTCTTCGCCCATGGGAGTTCCGCCGGTAAAGGGCGATGCCGTGATCGGCTTGCCTTCGACCTTGGCCCGTCGCCCCTCGTTGCAGGCGGAGACCAGGCGCGCTTGGTAGGCGGCGTCGAGCATCGTTGCGTGCCTCGCTGTTCAGTTCGGCAGATCAGCGGTCGTCAGTCCGCGTTGTCGGAAGGCAACCAGCTTTCGTGTGCGCCCAGCGGCCGATCGCCAGCAGCCTCTTGTCGAGCAGATCCAGCCGCTCGCTCAGCCGCACACAGAGATCCCCGAGGCGCTTGTAGAAGGGCGCGAAGTTCATGACGTTCTTTCCGGCGCTGCTCGGCGCGCTGTTGACGGGCTTCGTACAGATCCTCGAGCTGGCGCATTTCCTGCACCTTGATGATGCGGGCCTCGCCGTTGAACACGGCGCGCACCCGTCTCTCCCGCCACTGCAGGATGCGCGCGACATGGGCGAACCAAGCCTTTCGGTTGTGTCCGAGCTGCGGCGGGACGGCGGCCCACAACAGTTGCCGGGCTTCAGCTTCGACACTCACGCTTTTCTCCTTGGCTGATCCAGCCAACCTCTTGGTCATGCTTGCCCTCATGTTCGAAAACATGAAGACGAAGCGAACTACCGATGCGACCACAACCACCCCGAGCCGCAGTGCCGCCAAGCAAGAGCGGCCGGGGGGAAGATTTCAGACCGTGCTGCGCACCGACGCGCGCCAGCACGACCAGCGCCGCGGCATCGACCAGCGGCGGGACCTCAAGCTCCGCGCGGTCGGCCCGCGCCATCCGATCTGGGGCCTGCTGCATTGAGGGCGAATGAGAGCGGCCGCGCTCGGACTCGACGCCCAAAGCGCGGCCGTCCACCATGGAAGGTGCCAGCCAACCATGGAGGAGATCATTCATGCCGCCGCCCCTTCGGATTGAGCTTGTCGGCATCCCCTGGTTCTGGCGCGAGGACTGGCCGAACCTGCGGGCAATGTTCGTCGATACCGAGGTCCTTCACGCCAAGTGGGACGACTGGCACCGTGCTGCCATCGATCTGGAATACAAGCTCAAGCAGGGCGGGAAGCGTGTCGTGCGGGCAGAGATACGCCCAGAGCCTTTCGCCGCGTGGTGCGCCGCTCTCCGCATCCGCGCCGATGCTGATGCCCGCGCCCGATGGGCCAGCGAGGTCGCGGTGCGCGAAAGCCGACAGCAACACTGAGGCGTGCTGCACGTCGGCGGCGAGCATGGTCCGCGCTTCCATCAGCGCACCATCCAGCAGAGCTGGAGCGCCAGTGCCGGCGAAAGAGTCCAGCACCCAATGCGGGACGCGCCGCGCGGCACCGGCGGCCAGGCGTCAGGATATTCGATGGAGGGCATCAGACTCGGGCCTCCGTCGAACGTGGCGGCCGTGCTAGGCGTCGCTTCACGGTTGGGGCTTCAAAAAGGTCGGGGCGCAGATCGTGCCGCGCCACCTTCCCGCCAGTAGCTTCCTCGATCGCTCGGCAGATGTCGGCAGGGACCTTCTCCCGTAGCAGCCATACGGCTACGTGCCCTTGTCGCTTACCGATCAGCTTGGCGAGGGCAGTTTGCCCTCCTACGATTTTGCAGGCAGTTCGCAGAGCGCTCATGACCGCGCCTTTACCACTACTGTTGTTGTATCGTCAACCAACCTCTGTTGTTGTGATGTGCTTTAAGGTCATTGCCATGAGTACCCTTGGAGAAAGAGTGGCCGCCGAACGAGAGGCACGCCAGATGACCCAGACTGCGCTCGCCAAGCGCGTCACCCTCTACGGGTTCAAGATTAGTCAGCAGGGCATAGGGCAGATCGAGAGTCGCGGCGACACAAGACCTAAGTGCATAGTTGAGCTGGCTGCGGCACTAGAGGTCAATCCGGAGTGGCTCAAGACGGGCAAGGGACTGAAGTTCGCTGGAAACACGCGGCGTATCGAGCAAGATCCAGAAGCAACCGCCGCCGCGATGCGGGAATTGAGTAGCCGGGGGAGCGTGGCACACCGTGATCTTCCCTTGTGGCGATCAATTGATGGACCAAGTGGGAGTTGGTTGCTCGCGCCCAGTGACGAGGACTTTGTTCTCCGACCCGAGCCGCTCATCGGCGCACGGGACGGCTTCGCTTGCCGTGTCCTTGGGCGAGGGGCAGAACCGATATATCGGCAGGGCGAGCTAATTTTCGCCAATCCGTTGCGCACGGTTACCGCAGGCGACGATTGCCTTTTCCTCGGCTCGGCACAACGAGGAGGAATCCATTCCGCCATCATCGGCCGTGTGGTCGCCTTCCCCGACGATGGATGGCTAATCGACCAATTTGGCAAAGACGACAAGCTCATCAGCCGAAAAGAGTGGCCTACCACCACTCTGGTCGTTGCAAAGCACAACAAATTTTAACAACACCTGTAGTTGACTGTTGTACAACTGACGCTTAAGAGTCGGCTCACCACCTCGGGAGCCGCCATTGCCGACCGCCGCCGCTACCATCACCTTCGCCCGCCGCCAACGCGTCCGCACGCTCTACCAGCACAGCGAGACCGCCACGATCGTCGGCAAGGAGCCGGCCCACGTACTGGACGGCCGCTGGTACATCGTAGCGTGGGATGACGGCGGCGGCGCCTGCATCCACGAGGACATGCTGGCAGCGTCCAACGATCCGCCGTTCAAGGGCCGACTGCCGCTGATCCACAAGGTGACCGGTCGGCCAAAGGCTGAATACGCCGGGGTGGTGCAGTGATGCGCGCGCTCACCCCCGCCACCGAACTGCTCGGCCCGACCGAGCAGACCATGTCCAGCCGCGAGATCGCGGAGCTGACCGAGAAGCGCCACGACAACGTAATGCGCGACGTCCGCGCCATGTTGGTCGAGCTCCACGGCGAAGGAGACCTCCTCAGATTTGAGGGCGTCTACCGCGGGGCCAATGGCGAGGATCGTCCGTGCTTCAATCTTCCGAAGCGCGAGACCCTGATCCTGGTCTCCGGCTACGATGTCCACCTTCGGGCCAAGATCATCGATCGCTGGCAGCAACTCGAGGTCGAAGTCCAGGCCGCCGCGATCTTCGAAAGCCCAGCGGCGATGCGAGGCCTGCTGCTGACCTACAGTGAAAAGGTCATCGCCCTGGAGACGCAGGTCGAGGACATGCGCGAGGACGTGGCCGCCCACGAGCGGCTGACCAAGGCCGATGGCTCCTTGAATGTCACCGAGACCGCGAAGAACCTCGGCATGCGTCCGAAGGACCTGTTCAAGTGGCTGGCGGAGCACGGCTGGACCTACAAGCGACCGGGCAGCGCTGCGTGGCTGGGCTATGCGGCGAAGTGCAATGACGGCCTGCTCGAGCACAAGACCACGACCGTCACCCGCGCCGACGGCACCGAGAAGATCACGGAGCAGGTCCGCGTCACGCCGAAGGGCCTTTCGAGGCTGGCGAAGCTGATCAAGCCCACCGCCGTGCTTCTGCCCCTCACGCCGATAACGACGAACAAGTCGACCGATAACCACGATTTCAAAGCGAGCCTTGGGGCCGGCTGGAACCCGACCCCAAGGCTCTGACCTCAACGCAGCACTGCTTTCAGCGGAGACACCACGTCATGGCTACATCAGGACTTACCACCACGGAGCCCGGCGCCAAAGTCATCTACCAGCGCGGCCGCAAGCCCACGCGCGACGGACGCCGCCCATCCCGCTCGACGACCAAGGTCTCGGCACGCGACGGCGCCGATGCCGACGATGGCCTCGGCAACGGCCGCGCGATGCCGCCAGGCCCCGTGCCCGGGCCCGCCGGCTTGGCCGGCGGCGTTGCGACGTCGCCCGTCGCTCCCGCGATCGACCTCAACGCCATCAAGCTCGAGGCGATCAGGAAGCACCTGCAGAAGATCGACGATCGTTGCTGCTGGCTGAGGATTGCGGCCGACATGATGTGCGACGTGCTGAGCGACATGGAGGACCTGCCGGAGGGCATCCCCCTCAAGCCCTTCCTCATGAAGCACTTCGAGAAGATGCACTTCGTCTTGAAGTTCGCCGAACCGATGATCGCCGAGGTCGACGAGACGACGCATCGCTCTCTGGACCTTGCCCACGAGTTGGCGACGCCGGCCGACGCCATTGATCCCGTGCGCATGCTCTGGCCGGAGCTGCTGGCCGCCGACGCTGCGTATCGCCGCGCCGACGAGGAAGCGGACCCGGAGGGCCACGCCGCCTTGGAAGAAAAATGGGAGGAGGTCAGCAGCCGCTTCGTGATGCTGCAACCGACCACGGCGGCGGGAATGGCGCTGAAGCTCAGGTACCTTGCCTACACCAATAGCCACGAACACCCGTCTGCCGCTGGCTACGAGGACACTCGGATCATCCGCGATCTGGTTCGCCAATTGTCGGGCGATGCGAACTGGACCGCAACCGGCAAGCTCGCGCCGCAGGAGAAGTGATCATGCAGACCAGCAGCATCGCGACCAGCTCAACACCGGCCTTCGCACCGCCGATCGCCACCCTGCCGAAGAAGAAAGCCGCGCGAGTCAGCCGCGACCCCTTCCGCCGCGATCCCCTCGCCTGCCGGCTCATGGATGCGGTGGCGCCATTGGTTGTGGATGACGGAAACTACAACCTGAAGCCGGGGCAATTCGAGGTGGACATCTATAAGGCGCTCTTGCCGGTCTGCAGCTCCTTCACCACGGCGGACGCCGCGCGCGCATACCTTGCGATCCATCCCGCGACCAAGGCCCTGCATCATCGTGGCACTCATGTGGACCGCACTGCGCGAGTCGTTGCCCGAGACGTGCTTCAGGCGTTCATCGCCGTCTCGGCACCATCGCGCCCCGAAGACGTGAAGGCGCTGGCCGAGCATCTGACGCTGCTCGATGCATACGAAACATACGAGCCGATCATGGCCCAAGTCCTTCGACCCATCGCGGCCCTCTCGCTTGCTGACGGCGTCAAGGACCTGCTGCGCGGCGACTTCAGTTGCGGCGAGACCTTTGGCTCGGCCGCCGACGGCACCAAGTCGGACAGCTGGTGCTACCGCGTCGCCAAGGCCTCGGGCCGGATGCAGTGGTGGTACCCGTCGAAGAAGGGAGCGAAATAATGTCTATCAGCACCGGCGTGCACGCCGACAATGTTGCTCCGCCCGTCATTGCGCCGCGCACGCCCCGCCGCAAGAAGTCGAAGGCTCTCGGGCCCCAGGCTTTTGCGCAGCAGGTCGTCGATGCCTTGCTGCCTCTCGCCGATGGCGAGGAGCTTCGCGACGGGGTTGGCAGGAAGGACATCTACCTCGCGGTCGTACCCTTCTTCGCTGAGTTTACGATCGCCGATGCCGTGGCCTCGCACGCGATGTTCACGGCGGTTCGCGACTCGACGCCCTACGGGACCGGCGACAGATACACCGCCGCCTTCACCATCCTCGAGATACTGGAGGATTTCATCTGCGCCGCCTTCCCGTCCGGTCCGGAGTGCGTCGCGGCGATGGCCCACTTCGCCACGCTCACCATGGATGGGACCGACGATCCGGTGGTGTGGCCTGATGGCTTCCGGAGCCTGCTGAAGCAGATCTGCACCGGCATCGGCCATCTTCGTAGCGGCAGTCGCTTTACGATGGGCGAGCGCTTTGGAGTTCCAGCAGGCACGTCCTTGGCCGCCTCGTGGGTAGGACGGTGCTGCGGCTTCAAGGAGTTCGCAGCGCTGCGGGAGCCGGAGGAGTGAAGGCCCCGAGAGCGAGCTGTGGATTCTGCGGCAGGGACAAGGACGCGGTGAAGATCTTGATCGTCAACGCCATCGGGATGGACGCCGCGATCTGCGATCAGTGCGTCGAGCGTGCCGTCGAAGAGGTCGACCGGCAGCGCGAGCAGCGGCGCACACGGAAAGCCGAGGCGACCAGGGAACGGAGCGGCGCATGAAGAAACCCGTCATGGTCCACATCGTCGACATGACTGTCGAAGAATTCCAAGAGGCCGCGGCCATGCATCGCTCGCGCGGCCAGCACACCACCGCCGACAACATGATGCGAATTCCTCCGATGTTGGCCGCGCTGACAGACGAGGAGCGCGCCGGCTTGCGTCGCCTGTCGGTGCGGGCGTTGCAGATCGAGTTGAGCAGGCTCGTCTTGGCGCACGAGGCTGCGCTGAAGGAGCTCGGCACATGATGACGCGCACCCGCAAGCACCGGGCGCGCGTCAACCTCTATGTGGAGGCCGCCAGGCGCAACACGGAGCTGATGGCGGCGATAGACGTAGCTGGCGACGCGCTGCGTACTGCCCGCGGCACTCTGATGACCGCGATCCGGGCCGGCGTCGACCTGCCCGACTTCGACGCGGCCGAACACGCGACGGTCAAGAAGATCGACGCGGCGTTGGCGGCGCTGGAGTTCACATGAGGTTGCACCTTGGCGCGCTCGATCCGGTGTTCGCGGTGACGGGCACCCCGACCTTCGGCCGCCATGCCGTGTCGTTTCCCAGCCGGGTGGGCTCGACGACGCGCCGAATCACATGGATGTACGGGATCAGCTGGCAGACGAAGCGCGGCTTCGTGTTTATCGGCGTGCAGTTTCACGAGAAGCAGACGGGCGAGAGCTGACCATGGGTGCCCGCCCTCGCCTCTCGCGCGACTGGCCTTACCTGATGCGCCTCGCGACCGCCCGCGCCTATCTCGACGGCATGGCGCTGGTCAAATTCACCGCTCTAGTCGCGCCCCACCTCGAGACCAAGATCGTCGGCGACGAGGTGCGGTACACCCGTCACTCGCTCGACGCCTGGATTGACGGCGGCGGCAAGCCGGGCAACCTTGAGACGCCCTCGGACCTCGCGCGGGCACTGCAGCAGGATGGCGATGACGACGATCAGGATCGCAGGCGTCAAGGGCTACGTCAGTAACGGCACGCCCTACTTCTACCTGCGCGCGAGCGGCGAGCGGATATTAGATCCCGCAACGAAGCAGCCGATCGACCCACTGCGCCAGCCCGAGGCATTCGTGGCGCGCGTCGAGGAGATGAAGAAGGCGCTGGCGGCACAGCCGGCGCCGGCGGCCGCCAAGGCCGGCACCCTGCTCGAGCTAGTCGAATTCTGGCGCGGCTCGCCCGGCACGGAGGGCCGGCCCAGGCGCGAGCCGTCGCTCGAATGGCTGGCGCTGAAGCCCGCGACCAAGATCAGCTACGAACGCATGGTCGACCCGGCGCGGGGCTACCTGCGGCGCGGGTTGCGCATGAAGCTTGACCGCATCTTCCTGTCGGCGCTCGACACCCCCAACGTCGTCACCTTCCGCGACAAGGTCGCCACGCGCTTCGGATTCTGGACCGGCAACTATGTGATCAAGGTGCTGCGGCCGCTGTTCAAATGGGCGAAGCTGCACGGCCACATGAAGACCAATCCGGCCGCCGATATCCCGCTGCTCAAGCGGCCGGACGGCATGGCGGTGCAGCACCCGTCCTGGACCGATATCGAGTTCGAGATCATGCTGGCTGCGGCGCGCGAGAAGCAGTGGGACGGCGTCGTGCTGACCTTCGCCCTGGCTCGTTTCGCCGGCTGGCCGATCGGCGATTGCGTAAACCAGCCGCCGTCGGCGTGGCAGGATCCGCGTCTGGTCTATATCCGCAAGAAGCGCGGCGGTGCCGGCAAGCTCAATAGCGTCAAGGCGCCGAAGCGGCTGGCCGAGATCCTGCGCGAGTTCGCCGCCGACACCAATGCCGAGACGCTGGTCACCAACCAGAGCGACGAGCGCTACACCGAGGACGGCATGCGCACGATGGTGTGGAAGCTCTGCACAGAGCTGGCCGAGCAGAAGAAGGTCCGTCCCGGACTAAACATCCACGGCCTGCGCCACTCGCTCGGCAAGGAGCTTTACGAGCTCGGCCTCGAGCGCGAGGCGCGCAAGGCGATGATGGCGCACGAGAGCGACGAGGCCAGCAAGGTGTACGAGCGCGACGGCGATCGCCGCATCCATGCCGACAAGGCGGTCGTGGCACTGAACAGGAATCGGAGAACCCGCAAGTGATGATCGTCAACCAGAAATATCACTTCACGCCACCCAGCGGACCGCCGGATAGGCCGATCGTCGTGCTCGCTCTACAGGACTACTCGCCGGGACAGCAGCGCAAGACTGACGTGTGGAAGATTGAACCGCCAGAAGGGCTCGCGGTGCTCTTCGGCAATCACGTCGAGTTCGATAGCTACCGATCGCTGATCGCCATGCTGGCGACCACCTTTTGCCAAGGCGACCAGGCAGTAGCCGCGGAGCGCTTGGTTGCCGTCAGAACGGGAACAGAACAGGAAGGTGTCTAA